GCGTATTGGTCGACCTCATGGTTAATGCTGTCATTATAGTCAGTGGTAATTAGTCGTACTTGATTAACATTTTTCCCCATTAATTGAATCATTTGCTGAATCATTGGTTCTGTAGCTGGATACTTAAACTCACATTTAATTATAGTTACTGGTTCGTTTTCTACATCAGGAAATCCATATGGATTCTTTTGAATAGGCGTAGTTTTAGGATCCTCAATTTTTACTGGATCAAACTTTTTTAGGTTCATACGTAGTAGGTCTAAAAACTTACTATCTACGTCTCCTGCTATTTTTAGCGTGTAACGATATGTACGCACACTTTCTACTAAGTATTGGCGAAAGGTTTTCATGGTTCAATTCCTATAGTATTATTTATCATTATTTCCGTTTTTGCTAGCAATTAAGGATTTGAGTAGTTCATTACGATCTAATAAAGTAGAGCCATTACCTTGGGGAATACTTTCAATTTCCTTAGTTTTTTCATTCAACTTTGCATCAAGTGCAGCTTTCTTCAACTGCAATTCTATCATTTTTATCTTTTTGTTGACTTTAGCAGTTTTTGCAGTAATAGCATGTCCTAACATAGTTCCAGCTGTGCTAAAAATTTCCGCTGCAAATCTACTATCTACTTGCATCCCTAATTCCATTAAATCTTCGTAACTATTTTTAGCTAGATTTGCCAATTCATCCATTTCAGTGTCACTGGCTTCAAGACCACGGACCTGTGGTAATGCATTTTCTATTTTTTCAAGATTGCTATATGTTTGATTTGTTATTTCTTGTGGAACAGGAATTAGGTGTTCTGCTTCTAATTCATCTGAATCCGTTGGAAGGTCGAATAGTTCGCTTAATTTTTTTGTCATACTCTTATATTATAATGATAGTATTTATTTACTTCTTTTTACCATTATAAAATAGAGCATCCTCATTTATTACTCTAAAAGTCAAGCCCTGACTTTTACAATAAGCGTTAGCAGCAGCCCATTTAGCATGATTGATAGCCACTGTTGCCCTGTCTCTTGCGCTTGCTGTTCTGCTTTCTATAAGACTTTGCTTTTTAGGTTTTATCTCTACAACTTCAGCGTGTTTTTGTCCAAACTTATTTTCATACAATATGAAAAAGTCAGGTATATAAATTGTTTGTTTACCTGTTAATGGATTACGATATGGTATACGTAATGATTCGCTAGCCCATTTTAATACGCTATTGTTATTATCACAAAACATCATAAAAGTAAGTTCCCAACCCGATCTATACTTTGGTTTGTGATTACCTATGTATTTGTCAGGATTTTTGACTTCATAAATGCCTTGTGCCCAATTAGCCATTTTAAGTCACTATATTTCTTTGAATGTTTTGATTAGGTATTGGTAAGTTTGCAACACCGTATAATGTAGTTTTTGATTTTAAACTGTTTAGGTAATAAGCCATGGTAGCAGTTAATTGTAGTCCACGTTTGCCTTGTACATACTCAAGCAAGGTCATCACAGGTTCCCCAGTATAGGACGCCATTCTAAAAATTATTGCAGTAAAATTTTTAGCTGTATTTTCACTTTGGCAAACACTTTTGAAGTAACTATAAACAACATCAAAATCAGATGCGGAAATGTTTACGTCTGTTGAGTAAAACCTATCGAAAACTTTAACAGTATTGTCAAGTTGACTTGTTAAATCATTAGTTGGCATAATTATCTATTAAATGATGGGAAACTAAAAAGTGTATTTCTATTTGGTGTACCTGTGATAGAATTTATAGCTCCAGTTCTAAATTCGCCGCTTGCTAATTTTCCTAAATCAGCACCCTTAAAAGTATTATAAGAACGCCCTGCTGTTAGTATTGCACCTAAATAATTACCATCACCTATATTACTTAAAACGCCGCCTGCGGCATCAACAAGGCCACCTTGACCTAATATTGTTTGATTAGCTCCGGGTCTTGCAATAGGACTCATTACAGTGTCATACAAGTGCATACCAAAATCACCAACTACTGGTTTAGCGTTTGGTGAAGTACCATTGGTCATGATAGCTCTGCCATCGATTGCACCCTCAAAATAGTTTACTGCTTCGTAAGCAATTGACATGGTGTGCTCCATTGTACCATTGGTTGAAGAGTAATCATATGTATCATGTTTAAATGATGTAATCATTGGATTAACTAATCTATATTGAACAAAATTATGTTGATTAAATCCATAAATGTTTATTGCTTTAAAGAATGGTGCCTTACTAACACCTAATGTGCTTGACAGGGCTGTTAATTGGTCTTTAGTACTTTGTCCAATATAACCCCATTCGTCATCTCCATATATAGAATTATCGTAAGTGTTTCTTCTGTTATAATCAAATACATTACTGCTTGTTGCAAATTGATTTACAAAATTAGGAGTTAATGTATTATTAGGGGTAATACCCTGTGTTTGTGCAGCATTTTGTGTTGAATCTTTATAATAATAAGTAAAATATCCATACCAAAGATTACGAATTAAATTTGCATTATCGTCATGAAATGTCAAATTTATATCATCATATTTTACTTTTGTTTGAACAATACGTTTTCTGTTATATTGATTCATTGTTGTAGTATCAATACTGTATGTAGGTAGTTGAACAGTTTTTACTGCTAAACCAAAATGTGTATTTGTACCCTCAGGAAAGAAAGCTTTTGTACCAACTAACTCTGTGTTAATGTCAAAAGTTACGTGAAATAAAAACTTAAATTTTGGGCTGTAGGCGTAACCGTCGCTGCGAAAAACCCTACTTGCATGTTGAAAATCTCGGAGATATTCTGTGCCGAATAAACCGCCTAGAACACCTTGACCGAGATTTTCACCTAATAGATTATCAAAAAATCCTGCCATTTAACTTTTATGTACCAATACCTGTTATAGTTGTGCCGCCTAATGCACGACCAACTGCAACACCAATACCAGAACCAAGTGGGCTTTGAATTGCGTTATCAAATCTTATTGATAATGAAATTGTAACAGGATTGTTTTCACCATAGTTTAATGTATTGTAGTTTACATTTTGAATAAAACATCCATACATTTCCCAAGTTTCTAATACAGTCGGTGTCGCTGTTCCGTTACCACCATCAAGTACTTCATAGTTGATTTGAAACTTATAATCCTGACCTGTAGCAGCACTTGCCTGTTCAACAAAGTCCATTTGCTTTTGGATTTGTTGCCCAACTAATCTAGCCACGCTGCCAGTCGCATCGTCACGTAAATTAATTGTGGTCATTTGCCACTCATGCTTACCTGCCAAATATAGTTTTGAGTTATAGATGTCAATTGGTATTTCTGAAAAACTAACTTGAGGTCTTGCTACATCTATAACCTGTCTAGTTAACTCTTGAGTAGAACCGCCCACACCAAAGTTTAAAAATAAAACTCTAAATCTGTATTGTAATTTTGGCATCAACAGTGCTGCTGTGCTGGGCGTATTGTCTTGCCCTACAGACATATTGAACAATGATTGTGATGCTGTTGCCATTTGTGTATCTCCTTAATATATTTATCTTAAAAAATTCTCAAGTTTAACCGAATATAGTTGAACCTCTTTCTGCTATTTCACCTGTATTCATAATTCTAACAGGTATGTAAATAAACTCAGCCGCCTTAACAGGTTCAATTGCAATATCTATCCATAGTTGATTCGCATCTATACGGGCAGGAGTGTTATTTGTCCCATCACACACAACCAAGTAATCGTAAATACCACGCTTAGCTACAAGATCCACAAATAATGTTTGTACAACACTAGTAATTTGACTTCTTGTTAGAGAATCGTTTGGTTCGAATACGAAAGGACGTGCTAATATAGTTAACTTCTCACGAATATAATTTACCAATCTAGCGACATTAATTCTATCTAATGCTGATTGAGTATTTTTACTGTTCTTGTTGCCATAATTTAGTAATCCAATGCTTGTAAAGAAAGCTAACGGATTAATAAAATTACTGTAAAGTACGTCACGTATACCAACACGATTTTTTATAACTTGGAATTCACCTGTTTGGGCATTTACATAACCAATGCTTGAAGCATTATCGATAGTGCCTCTACGTGTACCTGCAGGTGCTAACCAAGGATAAGCAATAGTGTCGTTACGTAAGAATGTACGCAACATCATGTGACTTGGAGGAACTGCTACTGGTGTTCCAGTTAAATCAGTGCTTAGTCCACTTGGATAAAACAAGCCTAAATATTCATCACGTGTTACACAACCAACTTCACCTGTACTTGTTGCACCAGCACTATTCTTAGCCCATGCTTCAATATCGGTAGCCTGATCGCTTAATCTCATTGGTGTGTCACCTAGAATGTAGGCAGTATTTCCACGCTCATTATTTAATGCGACCATTTGTGGCTGTAATTCAGGATAATTAGGACATGCCATTAAATTAAAGAAATTATCTTCTTCACGAATTGTTTGATTTGTTGATATAGCTGCAGTAAGTGCTTGTACTACCATTGCACGTTGTGCTTTTCTTCCCATATAAGGGCTTCCATCTGATTGCAATCCACTTGTACTTACCCATGCGTTTTTAACTAGTGGTAAAGTTACATCTCCAAATGTTTGTGGATTAAAATAATTTGATCTAAATTGTTTTACATTGTATCCTGATCTGCGAGTATTGAATAGTAACATTCCTTGTGGATATTGAGCGGGATTAGGAGCGTCTAAGTCAAGATAGTTACTTGTTAATAAGCTTACTATAGTTGGAATAGGATCACTGATTGGATCTGTGGTACCATTTCCTGCCCAACGTGCATCTGCAAATAAAATACCATCACCTGATGTTTGGTCTGTATTATCAATCAATATCCATTGATCAACACCATCAACCATTTGCCAACGACTTAACACAGGATAATTTTCTAGATCACTACTATCTATCCATAAATCGCCGTATACTAATGCAGTGCCATCAGTTTGTGTGGTTGGAGCTGTAGCACTTATAATTGGTCCAGATGGGTCAGTTGCATTAACTCCTGTGCTTATAGGGTTACCTGATGAATCATAATTTACATTTCTGTAACCTTTCCAAGCACCCCCTTGTTGAATCATTATGTCTACTTGATCAATGGAGCTATAGAACCAATTTGTATTATTTACGGGATTAGTAAATGGTGCTCCTTCATTTGCGATATAATCCATTTTACTCCAATTTGATAAAATATTGAAATAAATAGGCGCTGCAGTGCCTGAAACATAGGCTACAGATGTCACCACACCTGAACTCACTGACATTACTCTTACTACTAAATTATTTGTGGGGGTTATTCCTCCTAATGCACTACCTTCTATTGTGATAAAATCCCCTACAGTATATGATGAACCTCCTGTTGCAATACCATATGGTATATAAGAATCACCACTTATAGTAAGATTTATACTACATCCTGTGCCTGCTCCAGTTGTACTATATTGTGGTGCATTCAACACAGGTATTCCACTGTTTACAAATGGTTGAACTCTAGCATTAGTGCTGTAAGATAAACCCGCTAAATCCAATAAGTTTGAGTAACTTGAATTTGGAATTAAAACTAATTCTCCTCCAATTGATTGAGTAATTTGAATTGAGCCATCAGTTGTTACTGATGCAGTTGTATTAGGAATATTCGCATTTTGCCATGCAATCACAAATTCTTGTGAGCTAACTGTCCCTGCACCAGGTAAAGTTACGTTATAAATTTGAGCAATATTTGAAGGTACGATTACAGAAAAAGTACCACTGTTGGGTAACACAGGATTTTTCACTGTGCCTGTTATTACAGTGCTGCCTGTGGCAAGTCTTTTGTAAAAATATAAGTTATTACATATATTTGTAGTTACATTACCTAATGAATTAAATACACCAATAACCGTTCCAGCTGGAATATTTTGTCCGCCAGCTGTCCCAGTAATTGAAAAAGTAGCTTGTGATAAATTAGGATAAATACCTACTGGTCTTTGAACAAATGCAGAAGAGGCAGTCACAAACTCTTGCATAACAACATTCATGCCGTTTCCTGCTATTGAAGTTTTTAACCAAATACTACCAGTAGGGTGCGGAGTGGTCTGCCCTGATGTCCATAATGGCATTTGTGATGATGCCCCTGCAATCATTTCAGGTGGATAAAATTTACTTGTATTTGAAATACCTATGTCGTTTAATACAGTGTTAGTTGAACTAAATGTAAGATATGATGTATTTTGTTGAGGATATTCTATCTGAGGACTGTAGTAAATGTTTAATCTACCACTAGTAACATTTGCTGTAATATCTCCTAAATTTAATCCATTAATTACTTCAGCAACACCAAACACGTTATTGTTAGGAGCTGCAGGCACACCAATTACTAAACTATAATTAACTTTAGCTCCGACCACTGAGATTGTAAAAGTAGAACCTGCTGCTAAAGTTGGATTAGAAACGGTGCCAGTAACTGCAGGAACAGTTCTAGACCACTCAGGAGTTCCTAATTGGACCCAATTATTAAATTGACTTTTATAAAAAAACATGCTTTGGGCATAAGGGTTAACAGTCGTTGGTTGTATGGCAACAACTGCATAACTTCCTATGTTTCCTATGCTTTGTAGTGGATAACCACCAGCTAAATCAACTGAGTTTACGATAACGATTGGAGTTTGTTGTGTAAATTTACCAGTTGATTTGTTAAATTCATAAATGCCCCAACTTGATGTGGTTGTGTCTAACCAATATGTGCCATCTGCTGGATTACCCTTTGGACGACTTAATGTACCTACCAAACTTGCTAGATCAATATCTGCTCTTAACACCCAAATGCCATTTGTCACACCAAGTGTAGAATATGCGGCTAAAAGCCCATATTCATTAAGTTCATATCCCTGAATAGGGGTACCATTTGTTGTTTTATAGAAGAAAGGGTTTCCATATAAAGAAACTAAATCACGCTGACTTGTTACTTTATAGACTTTATTTGCATTAGCTGCAATTGTTCCTGGTGCAACAGATGTGCCTGCAGCATTTGACTTGTTTTGTGCTGTTGCTACAAGCACAAACGGTACTGAAGTACTTTGGGCTGGTGCGTAGTTACTTTCATCAATGATTGTTACTTCTACGCCTGGTGATGTTAGAGCCATTTTATATTTCCTTTAATGTTATGATTTTGAGGGTTAACTCCCTAGTATAATTATATTTATTAATTTTTAAAGATTTTATGGTTCTGTAAACTCTTCGGGAAGAGTTGCTATAAATAAATGAATGAAAAGACCCATTTGCAAAGTATGTAACAAGAATCCATGTGCTGCGAACTATTACCGAGATGGGGTCAGACATTATCGCAGTAAATGTGAGGAATGCCGTAGAAAAAACAAAAAACTTATCCCCCAACAGCCTAAATGGAAACTTGCAGGATACAAGAAAAAACCCACATGTGATATATGTGGGTTTAAAAAATCATACGATAGTCAATTAGCTGTATTTCACATTGACGGGAATTTGAACAATGTTGATTTGTTCAATCTTCGTACCGTATGTTTAAATTGTATTGAAATAGTTAAACGCAGAGAAACTATTTGGAAACGAGGAGACCTTGAGGTTGATTAGCTTAAATTAAGCATGTGCTTTACACACTCAAACAGGTCATCAATTGTACTGTCATTATGAATTTCATGGTCAAACTCTAAACCAACACTGCTATACTCGCTAGGGTGTATTCCAAGCTTAGCAAGTCTGTCTTTACTTCGAGACCAACTCATATGTTTAGGGCCCTTGTTAACTGCAATAGCATCTTCGTACCAATCAGGTTTAGGACCACGATGAACTCTAATTGTAATGCCACCAAGTCTTTTAATTGCGTTCAGTTCGTTTAGAAATCTTGTGTCTGTTATGACAATATCATCTTTACTTTGTCTAAGCTTATTTTCTAAACTAGCTATCCAAATATCATTATGGAAGCTTTGACGACCTACTTCTGTGCCCCATTGCTGTAATACCCATCTTGGACTTAATTTAGGCAAGTTAAGACGTTCACTCCACCATGGGTCTATTTGCTCACGCCACTCTCTACTATATTTTGTTTTCCCTTCGAGTAGCTCACGATCCCAACCGAACACATGTGATACAGCGTCCTTGAGACTTCCGGCCCAACTTTCTTTTTTAAATCCATGTTCGGTAATAAGATAATCGGCAATAGTGTCTTTGCCTGATCCGATGAATCCAGTTACACTTACTAGCATTTTATCTCCTTGTAACATATTATATTACAGTAAGAAATAAATTCATAAAGTAAAGGTTAACCTTGTATCCAAGTTAACGGTTGGCTGTAATCAACATATCTGCGTAAATCTTCAAGTAGTTGATCCTGTGATGCCTTGGCTTCTGCTTTAAGTGCTGTACCATTCAATGTAGTTCCACCAGCAGGTCCAGCAATACTTGCGAACTTTTCACGTGCTTCACCTAAAATACTCTTTAACTGTGCAAGTGTCCAATCGCTAATCCAAACCCCTGCACCTGGATCTTGTAATAATTCTAATTCAGGTCTTTGTATGTCTGCCCAAATTAGAACTTTCTCACCTGATCCTTTAGGATCACGAACAATACGTAATTCTTTAGTCACAGGATTAAATGTAAAAATTACATAGCCACCAAACATACGTGCTGCCAGTTCAATATATCCTGCATAAAAATCATATGTTGCTAAACCACCTGCATAATTGTAGTTAAGCAAGTAAGTGTTTAAAATCGCACTACTAAATGGATCAAAACTGCTTGAAGATGGACCTGTCTCTAGACCAACTGTTCTCCTAAATAATTGTCTTACATTTATAAACTCATCTGGTAAAGTATAAACGTTAGTATTTTTATGAATTTCGAATAATGTATACGATTCTATTGTAGCATTTTGCGCACGTTGGCGATACACTTTGATTGCATATTGATAGGCTGCTTCATAGTGTTCAGGGTCTAGTTCTACATCTACTATTCCGTCACCTAGTCGATAACGTAAGTTTTTAAATAATTCGTCTTTTAATTGCTGTAAACTTTGTGATGTTGGCATAAAAAATTCCCCAGATAGTGTATTTATCTGGAGAACCTATCATATTACAGATCACCCTCTTTGCGATTTTCGCTGTAATATGGGTCAAAACTACCACCAGGATAGCGTGATTCTAGCTTCTTGACATTCTCAACAATCACATCGTTAGGATCAAGATTTAATGCTCTGCAAGCATTAATCCAATACCACATAATATCTCCAAGTTCCCGTTTCATATGAAACACTGCATCGTCAGTAAGTGCTTTACCCTGAAAGATAATCTTCTTAGGTATCTCAACAAACTCTCCTGACTCTGCCGCTAATCCCATACATGCGGTAATGAGTAATGGGATGTTTGCGTCAGGACCATGTTTCATTTGTCCGTCATTTAAATCTAACTCATAATTTGCATCTAGTCTGTCAAGTGTTGACATAAAGGTAGTTAAATCATTACTAGGTTGGCTAGTAACTTTTTCTACAAAGTGTTGGTATTTGTTTAAATCAATATTCATTCTTCAACTCCGAAATGTTTGTTAATCAAATCTACTGCCTGGCCCCGACTAATCATATCACGCAACATAGGACTTAATGCTACACCACATTCCCGAACAGTTTCGATTATGCCATCAGACTTGCCTGCAATATAGCCTGCGCTGAAGTGTTTGGCTTCAAACTCTTTCTCCAGCAACTCGGCGAATTTTTTTGTATCAAAGTGCAGATGCCCGTCAATCAATGCACCGTCAACTCTGTGAGTCCAGCATTGCTTTTCTAATTCTTTAATTCGTTCGTTCATTAGAAGCACCTCAGTATGATCATGTTTTCATTAAAACGACCGTTTGGAACAGTCGCAGTTGCTTTGATTCCCTCAAAATATTTACGTGCTGCGGGCTTACTACCCATAACTTCTTTAAGTTGTTCACCTGGCTTACGCAGTGTTTTAATCTCACTCTTGCCTGTGTCAAAGCCAATAATAGTATTGCCTTTGACAGTGAAAGTCTGACTATACTGGTCAGCAATGTAGTGATGCAGTTTGCGCTTTGCAGTGTCATACGCCCAACATTCACTTGCACCATGTAATTTAGTAGGATGCACACTGACTAAATCAAGCTTGAGTGCAGGATCTTTAAACTCTTTAAGATACTTGAGTTTAGATACGATCTTCTCGACAGGAACTGGCTTGCGCTTGCGAGGTGTCTTGCTTGCTTTTTTGATACTGATATAACTATTGAGGTCATTGATAACTTGTTCAATAGCCTTAATCATGTTTTTCACTTGCACTTTGCCGAACTGACTATAGCCCTCAACAAGTTGTGGGTCTTTACCTTCTTGTACTTCATACCATTCATTAAGTTCTTTTTTCCAAACATCAAGTATGATAGGGATGTGTTGTGGAAGAATGTTATGCTTTGCAAGAATGTCGATGGGCTTGCCTGGCAGATTGCCCTTTAGTCCAGCTTGAATAAAATCATCAAACAACCCAATAATTTCACCTGTTGCCTCACGTGCTTTTTCACGCATAATTTCTTGTACATTGGGTCGATTGGTAGATTCTTTTTCTACTTTTTCTTCTTCAACGTCTTGTGGGGCAAGATTTGATTTAAACACTGTTTCTGGCTTATGCACACAATCCATTAATCTTACAATTTCGTTCTGTAGTGACAATTCTTCATGTTCATTTAATTGCAAGCCACGCAATGTCATACGTGCTAGCCAACCATAGGTGCTAAGAATTTCACTTTCAGGAACTTTTGCCATTACTTTAGCATCGGACTTACGATCATTAAGTTCCAAATACTGTATAAGTAATTCTTTAGCCTCTTTGCGACTGTAAAATCTCACATACCAACTGAACGCCCTTGATAGTGCGCTGTTGCGAGAATCAGGATCAGGTTGTATAGCAAAAAATGGTTCATCTCCTACATACTTTGTGTCCCCGTCCTTAGGGTTCAATGCTTTTATTAGTGCGTGATCTGAATTCTTTGACTTACGGGACATAACTTACTCCTATACTTAATGAAATGCTATTATAGCACACCCTGTATTTACTTGCAACCTTTTGGAAGTTGTCATATTAACAACGGATTTATGACTAAATACATTATAAACGGAATGACAAATGCCTAGATTATCGCTTTATCGCCCAGAAAAGACCCAAGATTATAAGTTTTTAGATAGAACTATTAATGAAATGTTCACTGTTGGCGGCACAGACCTTTACATCCATAAGTATCTTGGTCCAGCGGATCAGGGACCTAGCAAAGACTTTACTCAACCACAATACAATAATTTGGATCCTTTAAACATACAGGATTTACTATTTTTAGAAAACCGAGATAGAATTTATGCACCTGATATTTACAGATTGCGCGGACATTACAATGTCCAAAATTTGGACTTTGATCTAAGCCAATTTGGGTTATTCTTAAACAATGATATTATATTCATAACTGTTCACTACAACACAATGATTGAAATAATAGGTCGCAAGTTAATGGTTGGGGATGTTTTTGAACTACCTCATTTGACTGACTATCATCCATTGAATGAAAAAATTCCAATTGGACTGCGTAGATACTACCAAATTACGGATGCAAATTTTGCAAGTGAAGGATTCAGTCAAACATGGTACCCACATCTCTGGAGAATCAAGTGTGAACCACTTGTTGATAGCCAAGAATTTAGTAACATACTAGAACAACCTATTAATAAAGAAAATTACTTGGGAGACTGGGATAAAACAAAAACATATGTTCCAGGCTATGTTGTGACTTACGGAGATACAAACTGGACACCTGTTAAAGATATTCCTGCTGGAATACCTTGTCAGGGAGTTGCTTGGTCACAAACAAAAGAATATCCAATTGGTACTACAGTGACAAAGGACGGCAAAACTTATGTTACCACACAACTAACTCCTGCGGGAACTCCTGTGACAAATACAGATTACTATGAATTATATTGGGAACGTGATGTTGCTGATAACTTAAAAGATATTATAAGTCGTTACAATAAAAACTTACAAATCAACGATGCAGCAATTGCTGAAGCAAAACGTATTGTACCTAAAACGGGATATGATAGATCACAACTATATATATTACCTACTGAAGCGGATCAACCTGCAGCTCCAGTAAGTTTAATTATTAGAAACGGAGAACCTGAGTTAGCTTTAGGTTCATTAGAAATTGTTCAACCAGCTGGATTTTCTCCTAGTCCTATTATTCGTATAAGTGCTGCAGCTTTAGCAACTATACAAGAGCAAGTAGGAGATGCTGATGCTATTAGAGCATTCATACAAATGAGTTTAGAGTTAGCCGAAATAGCACCTGAATTAACTGATACAGGATCTGGTGCTGTTGAACCAGACATTGTGTTAGCCGTTAAAGCATTTGGACCAGTGACCGTACCATTTGGTACCTCAGATAACACTTATGCCTTTGCTGATGCTGATCCAGAACAACCAGGATTCGATACAACACAACTAACACCTGATATGGATTTTCGTGCAGACTGTGATCCAAGGTTTAGGTTTATTGTACGTTCAAGTCCAACTGGATTTGGATATTTAGATGGCTATTTAGTTGGCACAGGTGAGGCACCAAATGGAGAACCTGTTACATCTGCAATAGATTTTCCACCTAATCCAACTGTAGGACAGTATGTTCTACGAATAGATTATTTACCACAACAATTATTTAGATATGATGGGGCTATATGGGTTAGAATCAGTGAGAATGTACGTACAGGTGTAGCCTTTGAAGAAGGTGATCAATCATTGCTGTCATCATTCATTAATAACAGTAATGTTACTGCAACTACAAGCGGTAGTATACCTCAACAACAACCTCTTTCGAGTATATTAACAATTACACCAGATTAAGGATATAAATGGCACAGTATTTTTATGATAATCAAATAAGAAGATTTCTAGTTCAATTTGCAAGAATTTTCAGCAATTGGTACGTTACTAAAGGAAAAGATCCAGCTGGTAATGAAATACTAATTCGTGTTCCCATTCAATATGGTGATCAAAGTAGACAAGCATCAACAGTAATTGCGAACAATAGTCCAAGTAGTTTACCAAGTGCTCCAATGATTACATACTACATTAGTGGTTTAGAATACGATCAAACCAGAACACAAAGTCCATACTTTGTTGATAAAACAAGCGTTCGAAGAAGAACCTACAATGAAGAAACACAAACATTTGAAACAACACAAGGTGATGCATTTAGCGTAGAAAGAATTATGCCTGTGCCGTATACTCTACGTATAACAGTAGATTTTTGGACTACTAATTATAACCAAAAATTAGAATTATTAGAGCAACTAGGTGTTTTATTTAATCCATCAATGGAAATACAAAGCACTGACAATTTTATTGATTGGACAAGTTTAAGTGTTGTATATCAAGACAGATTGACATTTAGTAGCAGAACGATACCTGTTGGTTCAGGAAATCCAATAGACATAATGACATGGACTTTTTACATGCCTATATGGATAAGTTCTAGTGCTAAAGTCAAAAAACTTGGTGTCATATACAAAATTATCGCAAGTATATTTCAAGGAAATGCACTTACTGATATGCAAGATGATGATTTATTACTTGGAACAAGACAAAAAATTACACCATATGGATATAAATTATTACTGTTAGGAAATAGTTTACAAATACTTCCTGACGGTCAACCTTTTTATCCTAATAATGAAAGTTTAGACTTACCAACTAATCCTAATACAAATGTATATTGGAAAGCTTTCTTAAATGTGTATGGTACAGTACGACCTGGCATTAGCCAAATATGGTTAGAAAATCCATATATGGATACAGAAATCGTTGGTACTATTGCATTTAATCCTACTGACGATAGATTGTTGATATTCAATATTGATAGAGACACGCTTCCCCAAAATACATTAGGTGCTGTTGATAGTGTAATAAATCCACAAGTAAAATCACCAAGTAATGGACTACCTAATGCAGCAGGCGGTCAAAGATACCTAATTGTTGAAGATATAGGGAGTGAAATTCCCTTTAGCGCCACAGAAGGTTGGGGTAACTTAGTTGCTAAAGCCAATGACATTATTGAATATGACGGTGTAATAGGCGAATGGTTTGTAAGTTTTGACAGCACTCTTTTAACAAATGTTCAATATGTCACTAATTTAACCACAGGTTTACAATATAGATTTGTAAACAATTCTTGGATGAAATCATGGGAAGGTTGGTATGCCGCAGGAGATTTTAGTGTAGTAATTTAAATCTGATAAATTATTACATGAGCAAATCAAATACAAGCGCAGGAATTTTTTTCTATTCGTCTACAACAAACAGATTTTTATTTCTGTTGCGAAATGATAAAGATGCAACATTTTGGGGGATACCAGGTGGAAAGTTAGAAAAGGATGAAACTATAATTCAAGGTCTAGAACGTGAGTGTCACGAAGAAATACAATATTTTCCAAATAACCCAAAACTAATACCAATTCAAAAATTTGTAAATAACACTTTTACATATCATACCTTTTTTTGTCCTATTGAGGGGGAATTTATTCCTATACTTAATGAAGAACACATAGGATATTGTTGGGTGAATGTTGATAATTATCCTAAACCCTTACATCCGGGGCTTTTTAACACCATCAACTTTGATGTAGTAAAAGATAAATTAGAGCAACTAACGCAAGTTAAACAATAATATTTCAGGTTCTTCTTCGGGGTTCGTTATAATTAATTCTTTTTCATTTTCAAAACTAAATCCAGATCCTGTGTAAGCTTCTATTCCGTTTATTGTGGCAGATCCTGTAATAATATATATGTAGTATTTGCGTGTATTATCCAATTGTTCTACATAGTCTGATGTGAATATACCAGCACTTAGTTTTGCATAACTTTGTATAACTACAGGTCCTTCGCTACTTGCAATAAGACAAAAATTATTTAATTTTTCTTCTCTATCAAATATCCATACATCATACTTAGGTGGGAAATTATGTCTTGCTGCTCTCATCCATAGTTGTAAATAATGTATAGGTTCGTCACTTAGATTACCTTCGCAATGCCAAATACCTGTACCACAACTCATTCGTTGTACACCTCCAGTTGGCACTTCTACAGTATTCATTAAATTATCATTATGAAAGCAAGGACCTTTAACTACATAACCAATAATTTCCATATCATTATGCTGATGAATAGGAGTAAAACTTTTTGGTTGTACCTTATCGTCATTAACAACTTCTAAATCACTATAGTTTGTATAATTTGGATCATTATAAGTGTTATTACTAAACGAACGGTAACTATCTATCCAACCAAAGTTGAAATGACCTCTTGTTTCTGGTAGTCTATGTGTAATCATAGACATATTTAATGGAAAAGCGGCTTGCGCCGCTTTTTTTATATTGAAAAATCTGTTTAACAAGCGTAATCAATATCAATTGTTTGAAGTTGAGTTGCTGGATCAGGAGTTGCAGTTTTTGCGTCAAATGATGCAATATACTTTGTACCTGAGTTTTGATCATTACCATTGTTCGTAAAATCAAGTGCAAAATGATCAGTTAAACTTTGACAATATGGATCACCGCCTGAAGCTTTATCTAATGTAATAGTCATTTGATTTTTTACTAAATTACTACTACTGTCATTTGTAAGTGTGCAAATTGACATTGCCCAAGCTACACCATTAGTGGTTACTGATGGATTTGCTTGTGTGCATGTAAATATTTTTCCGTTTGCTGCGTCTGAACCTGCACCAAATAATGACCAATCTGTATTACCTACAGATGTAATGTAATAAGCTTGACCAGCTGCTAAAAATTCATCTTGTAAGTTTTGTTGTCTTACAACAAGATATTTTCTCTTACCTTTTTGACGTAAAATAAATCCACGATCAACTGTTGCGCTTGACCATGCACTGGCTGTAGCACTAGCAGTAGAGACTGCATTTAGCGTAAGTGTTTCGTATCCAGTAACAGCCACTGAACCTGTATCATCTGCTAATTGAAATACTGAGGTTAGTGCAGGTGAATCACTAACACGAATTGTCGTTGAAGTAGGCTTATCATAAACATAGTAAACGGTACCTGCCACTAAATTACCAATGCTTGATGCTAATTTTACTGCACCACCTATTACAAAGCCTGCTGACGCTGTAATTGTTAAACGATCATTACTTGCAGTAGTTGCTGTCACTGTGTCACTAGGCGCAGCATTGATACTTGCTACAGTACCTAATGCTGTGTCGTTGCCACTTGCATAAACTTGACTGCCAACTCCGAAGGTACCGCCGCCAAATTGTGTTTGATTTCCGCTAACTGTATCGTGTGCAGTTGATGCTGTAATAGTACCTTGTTCGATTTGTTCCACACACACATATGGATAAGCAGCTACCGCTTCATACCCGCCTACTACACCAGGTGCGCTGGTAGTAAATCCATTGTCAGTTGTACCATCGTTTGGATAACCTTGATCAGTAATTCCATCTGGACTAACTGCTCCGTTCGTTTTTGCTATTTTTAAAGGGCGTCCCATTTTGTTTAATCTCCTTAATAGTGACGTTCTAGGTCCTACGCAGTTGGGGAACTGCATAAGTCTCCCATATAGAGAGAGAACATATGTATTTATCCCCAACCGGTTGTTTTAGGTTATGCCCCAACCATTAATATACCAAGTATTTGCTGCTACTTTAACTAAGGTAGTATCTGCATAAGCTGCTAGTGTTCTTGTTCCTGTGGTTCCTTGATATCTAAGTGTTACCCCAACAGCAGGTAATACAGTAACATTTTGGAAAGCATCACCATTTATAAGACGAATTTGTGTTCCAAAAGGAAGCACTGATGTTCCATCACTTTGAATATTTAAATTAGTACCTCCTGGTTGTCCTGCAAAATAAAGTAATGTATCTGAATCATCTACGGCTAAGGTGTAGCTTGAATTTTTTGTCTGAATAGGTGATATTCTATAACCAATTCGAGCATTTCCGCCTGCTGGTATTGCTACGTTGCTAAAAGCACCACTGATGTTTAAGTTACCAGGTACAAGAGTATCACCAACTGAATCAAGTAGGGTAAGAGTTCTGGTTAATGTACCGAACGGATTGCCACCACTGTTAGTATATTGTCTAACATAGATAGGTTCATTACCATTATCTGCAGTATCAATAGATATGAATCCAGAATTAGCACCTGTACCGCCGACTTGTATTCTATAAAAGTCATCCGTTGCTATACCGCCATACAATGCATTAGCAGTGTTTGATCCCGATAGTGTTGGGGTTGTGATATTAGCAACTACCTGCGGTGCACTTACGGTACCTGATGCACTTACTAGACCACCAACACTCAAACTACCAGGAATTGAAGTGTTACCACCACTATCTAATAAAGTTAATGAACGTGCTACTGTACCGTATGGATTTCCACCCGACTCAGTATATTGTCTAACAAATATTGGTTCAGTGCCTTCATTTGCTGTATCAAACGATACAAATCCTGCATTACTGCTTGACCCACCAACTTGAATTCTAAAATAATCATTGTCAGCGATTGTAGTGTTTAAAATATTTGCAGTGTTTGTACCCGACAGTGTAATTTGTAGATTACCAGTAAATGTATTAGCTGTAATGTTATTGGCAGTAGATATATTGCCTACAACTGACAAACTGCCTGGTAAATTTGTATTTCCAGTACTATCTAAAAGAGTGAGTGTTCTTGGTGTTATTCCATTAAATTGTCTAAAGAAAATTGGTTCATTTCCATTATCACCAGTTTCAAATGATACGAATCCATTATCCGTTGATGTTCCTCCAACAACGACTCTAAAGTAATCACTGTCTGCAATATTTGAAAGAATGATATTAGCGTTAGTTGTTCCTGTTAGATTTGCTGTTGTTAATAAACCTCTTATATTGCCACCAATAAAGTTATTTGCTGTAAAATTATTTGCGGTTAAATCACCACTTAGTGTTACGTTACCAAATAAATTATTTGCAGTGATATTACCAGTTAGAGACATATCACCTGAATATGTTAATGGACCTGTTCCTGCACGACCTAATCTAGCAGAATTGTTGCCATTACCGAATACTACATAACCATTAGCGATATTACTTTGACCACTAATCATTAATGTTTCAGTTACACCAATATCACCTATCCAAGTTGTGGTACCAACTCTAAAGTTATTACCACTTCCAGTAGCACTTGATATGATTATATTACCAGTAACATTACCAGTCACACTTGAACTTGTGCCTGTTGCACTAGTAATCACAGCCGAAGTAGCAGTTAAGTTACCTACTAGATTTGCAGCAGTTACATTGCCTGTTACAGATACAGCATTTCCTGTAAAATTATTACTTGTTATATTTCCTGAAGGGTTAGAAATATTACCTACTACACATAAGTTCGCACTAGTCCTCATGTTTCCAAAAGATTCAATGAGACCTGTAGCTGAAATATTAGCTGGAGTTGTTATGTTACCATTTGCACTTAGTGTACCTGAACTTAAAATAGAACCTGCAGTAATTCCAGAAACAACGCTTAAATTAGATGATCCAATTATATTACCTGTAGCTGAAATAATTGCAGCAGCAACAATATTACCACTTACACTTAGATTTGGTACGCTTAGTGATCCGCCTGCACTTATTGCTCCTGTTACAGATATACCGCCGCCAACTGAAACAGTTCCTGGGAATACAGTGTTACCTGAATTACTTAGAAGAATTACCTCACGATTAAGTGCTGCATATGGGTCAACTTGTGTAGAGATATATTGTCTAACAAATATAGGTTCATTGCCTTCATTGGCTGTATCAATAGACACATATCCTTGATCAGTACTACCCCCAATTTGAATTCTAAAATAATCACTTCCGGCTACTGTCGTGTTAATAACATTAGCAACTACACCACCTGCTACTGACATCGACAAATTACCAACAAAGTTATTTGCAATGACATTTGAAGTCGTTGTGATATTAGCTGTAACTGATAGATTGTTCGGTAAAATAGTATTACCGTTAGGATCAAGTAGGGTTAATGTGCGAGTAGGTGCAGCTCCAGTAAATTGTCTAAAGAATATCTGCTCATTGCCGTTATCACCTACGTCAAATGCAGCAAATCCCGCATCAGCAGCAGTTCCACCTACAGTCAGTGCAAAGAAATCACTTGTAGCTATATTGGCACGAATTAGTTCAGCATTACTTGTTCCTGTTAATGCATTTACTGTTAATCTACCTACAAAATTACCACCGAAGAAATTATTAGAACTAAAGCTATTTGCATTTACATCCGAGTTTGCAAAAGTAAAGTTACCTACAAAATTATTTGCTGTAATAGTTCCAGTAGCACTCATATTACCAGTGTAAGTGAGTGCTCCTACACCATTACGGCCAAGTTTAGCAGCATTGTTGCCATTACCAAATACAATAAATCCATTTGCAGGGTTAGCTATTCCAGTAATTCTAACAGTATCAGCGTCAGTAATATCTCCTAACCAAGCTGCATTGCCAACTCTGTAATTATTTCCTGTTCCTGTACCGTTTGAAATAAACAAGTTACCTGTAACATTTCCTGATACGCTTGAAGTTGTACCTGTAACGTTACCTATGTTAGCATTATTAGCAGTTAAATCACCTACTAAGCTTGCAGCAGTTGCGGTGCCAGTGATACTTACTGTATTGCCAATGAATCTGTTGCCAGTTAAATTTCCAGTTGCACTTATATTTCCACCAAGATTTATATTTCCACTTGCTGAAATATTAGCTGTCGTATTAATGTTGTTATTTGTGGTTATAAAACCATTTGCGTATATGTAAACATTACCAGTAGTACCAACTCTTAATTCAGTATTTGCCTGTACATATGTAGCAGAAGTTACTGTATTCCCTCTAATGTCGTCACCAAAAATTAATCCATTATTAGCAAAAATATTTCCATTATTAATACGTAAAGCACTGCCTACACCAGTTATATTGATATTACTGGCTACATTTACATTCCCGCTTGCACTTATACCGCCTGTGGCTGTTATTACACCAGGGAAGAATGAATTACCATTTGCATCAAGTACAATAACTTCTCTACTAATACCACCAAAAGGATCACTACCTACAATAGTGTATTGTCTTACATAGATAGGTTCATTTCCATTATCCGCTGTGGCAATCTCTAAAAAGCCTTGATCACTAGCTGTGCCACCAGCTTGAATACGGAAAGCATCTGTACCAGCCATTGTTCCCTGAACGATATTAGCTGAATTAGTACCACTAACCGATGCAGTCAAAGTGCCAAATATTCTATTAGCTATGACGTTTCCTGCTGTGCTTAAATTACCACTTGATGTTAAATTAATATTACCTGGTACAGAAAGATTTTTATTAAGAATTGTGTTACCAGAACCATCAAGTAACGTCAAATTACTAGTTACAGTTGCGCCTGTGTATTGTCTAAAGTAGATTGGTTCAGTGCCTTCATCACCAGTTGAAAATTCTACGAATCCTTGGTTAGTACCTGTTCCACCTACAGTTAATTCAAAATAATCGTTATCAGCAACATTACCTCGTATTAGCACTGCTGTATTAGAGCCTGTTAAATTATTAGAAATTAACCTACCTATAAAATTGTTTGAGGTAAAACTATTAGCTATTACGTCACCGTTGCTAAAGTTAAAGTTTCCAACAAAATTATTAGCTGTTACATTGCCACTTAGTGACATATTTCCTGTGTATGTAAGTGGACCTGTTCCAGCACGCCCTAAGCTTTGTGAGGAATTGCCGTTACCAAATACGATATAACCATTTGCTGCGTTAGCATTACCCGTTAATAATAATGTATCATTAATACCTATATCACCTAACCAAGCTTTGTTAGAAATTCTAAAAATATTAGGAGTATTATTTTGTGCTGCAGTAACTATATTACCAACGGATGTTAAAGTATTTGTAATTACATTATTACCATTAATGTTACCTGATACAGAAACTACATTACCTAATAGGCTAGCACCAGTTATGTTACCTGATATAGAAACTACATTACCTAATAGACTAGCACCAGTTATATTACCTGATGCAGAAATGGTTGTACCTGTAACTAATCCAGTTGCAGTAATATTGCCAGTAGATAAAATTCGGGAAGCCTGTACATCTTGTGTAGTAATAATATCATTACTTGCTCTTATATTGCCTGTAGCAGAAATATTATTTGCAAAAATATTTGCATTTGAAGTAATAGTTGTAGCAGTTAATGATGGAGTAGTTATATTGCTTGTTGCGCTAACATTTCCAGTCGTAAATGTTCCTGCTACATTTATATTACCAGTTACGCTTAAACTTTTTGCTATACTTACATTTCCAGGAATTGATGTATCACCACCTTGATCTAATAAAGTTAGGTTTGACTGAACAGTGGTAAATCCGTTTCCATAAAACTGCCTAAATTGTATTACTGCATTAGCATTACTTGAACCATCTCCAGTATCGAAAGACACAATACCTCGGTTCGTAGTATTAGCGATAGCACCTAATTGTATTCTAAATGAATCAGTGCCAGCCATTGTACCACTTACAATATCTACGGCTGTTGTTGAAGTAGCAGGAGAACTAACTAAATTACCTCTAAAACTGTTTGATACAGCATCCTCAAATCTTGAAACACCATTTGCATCTAAAATAGTAACTTGGTGTTCAATATTTGACCCATTATACTGTCTGAAGTAAATTGGTTCATTGCCTTGATCGCCTGTGTCGAATGAAACAAAACCTTGATCACTGCCTGTTCCACCAACTATGACTCTAAAATAATCATTATCAGCAATATTGCTACGTATTAATTGGAAGGTACTATTTCCAGTAATTGTATTAGTTGTAAGTGTACCAACTAAATTTCCACCAAAGAAATTATTAGATGTAAAGCTATTTGCATTAACATCAACGTTAGCAAATGTAAAATTGCCTATAAAATTGTTTGCTGTAATAGTACCGTTCGCACTTATATTGCCAGTATATGTAAGTGGTCCAGTGCCAGCACGACCTAATGTCTGTGAATTATTACCAGTACCAAAAATTATATAACCATTTGCAGGGTTATTTTGTCCTTTTATAATTATTGTATCAGCAATATTTGCATCACCTATGAATGCACGGTTACCAACAGCAAAATTGTTACCTGTGCCAGTGCTTGTAGAAATAAAGTTATTCGCTGTAATATTAGCTGTAAGACTTGCATTATTACCTGTGTAACTTATTACGTTTGCTAAACTTGCTGATAAATTACCAGATAAGCTTGCACCTGAAACTGTACCAGTTACGCTGACTGTATTTCCTGAGATTACATTACCACCAATATTAGAAGCCGCATTACCTATAATAGGGGCCTGTATAAAGGAAGTCGCAAAAAGATTTACTAAATTTGCATTAGTTCCACTGAAATTACCTGTGATGTTACCTGCGTTTATGTTACCTGTCGTGCTAATATTACCAACAAGACTTGTAGCCGTAACTGTTCCAGAAACACTAACACTTGTTCCTAAGAATCCTACAGCAGAAACTTGGTTAGGAAAAACAGCATTTCCTTGTGAATTTAAAAGTGTAACTCGTCTTAATTCTGTAGCAAAATTTGCACCTGTAAACTGTCTGAAAAACACTTCTTCAGAACCTTCATCACCAACATCAAACGCAACATAACCATTATCAGATGTTGGACCTCCTAGTTGAACTCTAAAATAATCACTACCTGCCATTGTTGCATTTATAATATTAGCAGTTTGTGGCGCAGGTACAAATGCAGTTAAATTACCAATTAAGTTACTTGCTGCAACATTTCCAGTCGTAGTAATGTTACCAGGGAAAACTGTGTTGCCGCTTGCATCAAGTAATGTAACCTGTCTTTGTATATTAGGTCCATTATATTGTCTAAAGAATATTGGTTCTGACCCATTGTCGCCGGTGTTAAAGGATACATATCCAGAATCTGCTCCGGTGCCCCCAACTTCTAGACTAAAATAATCTGCATTTGTAGGACCTGCAACGTTTGCTCTTATAAGTTCAAAAACATTATTACCTGTAACTGTTGTAATTAATCTACCGCTAAAATTACCACCGTTAAATGTATTTGAAGTGAAGCTATTTGCACTCAAATCAGTATTTGCTACATTTATATTACCTACAAAATTATTTGCTGTTATAGTACCACTGACAGATAAGTTACTATTCCAAGTTAGTGCTGCTGTACCACTTCTACCCAATCTAGCAGTTGAATCTGAACCGAATGTTATATAACCAACTGTGTCATTTTGTTGGCCTCTTACAGCTAATGTATCGACTACGTTACGATCTCCCAACCATACACTGTTTCCAACTCTAAAGTTATTACCTGTGCCTACATTATTAGAATGGATTACACCGTTAGCTGTAACATTGCTTGAGACACTTATGTTACCAATATTTAAAACAGGTGATGTAATACTTTGAGCATTAACGTTTGTTACTTGAATAGTATTAACGTTGGTTATATTTGCATTTGAGTGGATTCCTAATAATCCACCTAATATTATACTACCATTACTTGAAATTGCAATTATATTTGCATTGGCGTTACCTGTTGTAATTGTATTAGCAAAAATACTTAAAGTGCTGTTTGATGTGTTTGCTGCATTGCTAGACAATGTGTTCGCAAATACTGCTGGAGTTGTAACATTACCTGTTATATTTGCAAATGGTGCTGTAACAGTATTGGTCGCAGTTATGTTACCATTATTTGCAATTATATTACCATTTACTGTTACATTTGCATTATTAATAGTTTGAATTATAGACCCACCAGCACGTAAAACAATTTCCCCATTGCCAGTATCACCATTTGTAATTACGATGTTACTTGTGCTACGACCAAAAATATTACCTGTAATTTGAGTAATATTGGCTGCAGGAGAATTAAATGAACCATTTATTGAAAGAGCTCCTGCTATTGTAGCATTACCGCCTGAAAAAATATTACCACTTACACCCATACCACCTGTAACAACTAATGCTCCAGTTGTGGTTGATGTCGATACTGTACCTGAACGAACTCTAAATCCTAAATTAGCTTCGCTTTCAATACTTACAGAAACTATATAATTTGTACCATCACTCCATACATCAAAAATTTGTCCTGTTGCATATGTTATGGTTATAGTTCCTGTGCCAGTATATCCAGAACCTTCAAATGTCCCACTAGGTGACACTAAAGATACGAATTGTCCACCAGTTCTTAATCTAAAGACAAAACTAGCTCCTTGATTTCCTAAAGGATTTGGTAAAGTTATGTTATAATTGCTGCCAGTAATATTTACTAATGCGCCTGACCTTGATAAGGGCAGTGTTGTTGCTGAACTTACACTAAGATATGAACCAATTAGTCCACTTGTGTTTATAATACCCGAAGCATTTATATTAGTTACATTGCCTAAATTACCTGTATAATTTGGTAAGAAATTAGCTACATTTCCATCATTGTAAACATTTGTGTTTACACCTGTGAGGAAAGCGCCATTACCAAATAAGAAGGCACCCGTAATATTGCCTGCTGCACTTAATACATTTGCTGTTACACGATTTCCAGCAGTTATATTTTCAAATACACTAATATTGCCACCAAATCCAGAATCAATTGCTACGCTAAAGTTACCAGGTGAGATTGTAGCTACACTTGCACCACCAACCGTAACACTTATATTACCATTTGCTACAGGAATATTAATATTACTAACACCATTTGCAATACGTGCAACGTTAGCTGTTACGTTTGTAAGTAGTGCTCCATTACCTACAAATTGATTGCCTGTAATAGTACCTACAGCAGATATACTACCACTTGCTAAAATATTGTTACCTGACGCTATATTTCCAGCAGCACTTACAAGATTGGTAGCATATAAATTACCTACGTTGGCATTTGCAGATGCAGTTATGTTAGCACCATTTATGTTACCTGTTGTGCTAAGAGCGTTGCCAATAATATTATTTCCGTTAATATTTCCAGTAACTGATATATTACCAGATCCACTTAAAAGATTACCTAAATTAGCAGAGCCAATATTAAGTTGTCCTGTTATTGTTGTAGTACCAGTTACTGATAAATTTGCACTTGTTGAAATGTTTCCTGTTGCACTAATTGTACCAGCTGTCGTAATATTTTGTCCAGTTACGGTACCTGCTGCGCTTAATGCACCTGCTAAATTAAGGTTTGAATTTGAAGAAATATTTCCTGTTACACTCAAATTACCATTTAAATTAGCTAATTGAGGCGATATAACTAACACATTAGGTGTGCCACTTACACCAAAGTTAATATTACCTGCATTAATAGGAATTCTTACATTACTTGATCCATTTGCAATTGCTGTCCCTATTGACGGTGTAGTAAAACTTAAATTACCTGCTCCATCAGTAGTTATTACATCTCCTGCATTCCCTCCAAGTATGTTAAGACTATCTATATTTGCTAGGTTTGCATTACCTGTAAGCGATAATTCACCTCCAACTCTAACACCTGTCGCTGTTACAGTAAAGACATTTGCAACACTTTGTACACTGATTGTTACATTAGCATTAGGATTAACAACAACATTACTATTGCCACCTACTATTTGATTTGATGCTGGTAATGAACCAAATGTTAAGTTACCATTTGCGTCAACAACAGTTAGTACTTGATTTGCAATACCACCTGTTACTTTTAATCTAGCTATGTCAGTTAAAATATTACCGTTCGCAGTTAAACTACCACTTACACTCACTCCAGTGTTACTAAATATAGCAGATGTAACACCGGTAGCTACTATGTTAACAGGACCATTAATATTTTGAATGTTTACATTACTTGTACCGTTACTGATTTGTGATGTGGGTGGACTTGCTACCCATGTAAGATTACCTTGTCCATCAGTAGAAAGCAATTGATTAGCCGCGCCACCTGTAATAGTTACATTGCCTATAGGACCTAAGTTTGATCTACCTGAAACAGTGATTCCCGTATTTGCAACTACAAATACGTTCGCATTACCTGCCACACTTGTACGCACATTGCCACTTAGATCAATAGTTATATTACTTTGTCCATTTGATATTGATGGTGCGATTGGTGCGGGTGCGAATGATATATTTCCAGAACCATCAGTTATAATAATGTTGTTAGCATTTCCACCTTGAATTTTAACGTTACTAATATTTCCTAAATTAGCAAGGCCAGTATTTACTATACCCGTTGCACTTACTGTGCTTGTAATAATACCAGTGTTAGTAAACTGGGTAACATTAGGGGTACCAGCAACACTTACTCTTATATTTGTATTAGCACCAACTACTATATTACTACTACCATTGACGATACTTTGTGTTGCTGGTGCTGAAGCCCAACCAATTAAACCAGCGTTACCTGTTGTAGTTAATACCTGACCTGTTTGTCCACCTAAAATCCTTAAGTTAGCGATAGTGCCTAAGTTTACAGGAGCGAAAAAGTTTACTGCTTCATTAAATACTGCGTTTACATTACTAGCAAATGTCGATTGTTCTACTCTAATTCTATTAGCGAAGCCAGCAACTGTAAATTCTATATTAGCATTTTCTTCAATATTAATAGCACTAAGTCCATTAGCAACTCTATTTGCTGTAGGAGAAAGCCAAGATAAATTACCTACCCCGTCTGTTGATAAAATTTGACCTTTAAGGCCTCCTAATATTCTAAGATTTGAAACCTGCCCTAATGCTACATTTGAAGTAAATTCAAAATTAACGTTACCAGTAATATTACTTACAGTAAGATTGTTTAAGTTTCCTAAATCAGTGATATTATTTTGACTAGGTGACGTAAGAATTCCAGAAATAAAGTTTGCAGTTGCTAGATTCCCTAAGTTTGCATTACCTGTTCTAAGATTACCAACCACGCTTAATGACGTTAAATTACCCACTGCAGTAATATTTGCCTGTGATGCAAATGTAACAGTTGTTGCTACTAATGCATTAGGTACTTGTCCAGTTACATTAGCGCCAGGAATACCAAATAATCTTGAGGCATTTCCAGAAAACGTACCGCTTGTTACTCCATTACTCTTGTTAAAAGTAAGTGCTGATGAAGCTCCAAACACTCCATTGTCATTAAATTGAATACTTGTATTTGATCCAGCTGCTGGAATAACTGCTGTTATGTTCGAGAATGACAAATTACCACTTCCATTTGTCACAAGAACCTCATTGTTGTTACCACCAAAAATTCTTAAGTTTGCTATGCTTCCTAAATTGGCTAAGTTACCTACTGTTAAATCATTTACAATCCCAGAAGAAATTATAGTATTTGCTGCATTAATAGTTAACTGATTTACGTTAGAGGTAAGTGATGTTTGACCTATTGCCACACCGACGTTACTTACTGCTAAACTGCGATAACTATTAGCAGGAGTACCTAAATCGTAAGTATTTCCAATATTTGGAATAAGATTAGATTGAACAAAATTTGCAACTGCTAAGTTATTAACAGTTGCATTAGAATTTATTGTCAGTGTATTAGCATTTAACGCATTGGATTGAATTGTACCAAATGCGCTAATATTTGAAGTAGATATTAAATTTGCTACATTCGCTAAATTACTAACAGTCAATCTATTAGCAATTGTTATATTATTACTTGAAATGTTTGCATTTACAGATAGATTGCCGGTTGAATTTAAATTTGCACCTGTAATGTTTCCGTTGGCAGTTACTAATCCGCCAGTTATAAGATTACCAACTGTAGCGTTTGCAACTATATTAGTAGTATTTGCATTAAGTATGTTAGACTGAATATTTGCGCTAGCAACAATTGAACCATTGGCACTGATATTGCTTAAAAAGGATGCACCGTTTACAGTAAGCGTATTTGATATTGTTGTTAAAGGTAAGTTTGCATTTCCTGTAACACTTAGATTACCTGTTTGTATATTAGTGGTTAAAATATTACCTGTAACATTAAAAGCTGAAGTAGTTAAAGAAGTTGCATTTAATGATGTTATATTTGCATTATTTGCATTTAAATTACTTACATTTGATGTATCAGCAGTCAGCAATCCAGTGATTGCAAAAGAGTTTTGACTTATTACTACTACATTTTGTGTATTGTTAACAGTAAAATTAATTGCATTTGTTGAAGGAATAATGAAAGTGTTTGTACCACTTGCCAAATTACCTCTTAAATTACCTAAAAAGAAATTAGCTACAACAGCATTTCCTAAACTTGCATTTGAACCTGATACTGTACCTGTTGTACTAATGGCTCCTGTTGCTGATAAACTTGCTACCTGTAAACTACCGCCTATCGTAGCATTACCTGATGCACTTAATCCTGTTGTATTTACATTTGCTGTTACACTTATATTTCCAGTGGAATTTACATTTGCTCCAACAACATTACCATTAGCAACAATTCCAGTAATACTCAACACACCGGATATATTTGCATTACCCAAATTAGCATTATTCGCAACAAAGTTTCCTGCTGCTGTAATATTAGATGTTGATGATATGTTTCCAGTTACACTTAAATTGCCTGCAGCGGTTATATTTAAACCTAGGATGTTACCTGATGCGCTTACAAAGCCTGTTGTCGAAACATTTGCTCCTGTCAAATTACCTGAGGCACTTACTACACCTGTAGTAAATAAATTAGCTCCTGTTATATTACCGGTTACACTGTGTGTTCCAGTAACTTGAACTCCCTGAGGAGTAATTAACTCTACGTTAGATACGCCACCTACGCTTACACCAACATTCCCGTTAGCCGCAACAGTAACATTACTATTACCATTTATAATTTGAGTGCCAGCACCAATAGTCAAATTAGTCAATAAACTTCCATCGCCTTGGAAGAAGTTTGCTCTTACTAAATTTCCTAAGTTAGCATTTTGACTAAGGATATTGCCATTTGCTGTTAATTGGCCTGCTATTGAAACACTCGCTGCAGAAACAGCACCCCCTACGCTTAGTGCTCCTGCTACCCCTAAAGGTCCAACATTAGCATTTCCTGTGACACTTAAATTTCCTGATGTTGCTAGATTAGTTCCTAAAACATTTCCATTTGCACTAAGTGCCCCAGAAGATAAACTACCTACACTTAGTGTGCCATTAGCAGTTATATTGCCAATTACAGTCAATCCTGTATTATTAACTCTTACAACATTGGCAGTTCCTCCAGATCCAATTCGAATCTCTCCGTTAATGCTTGGTATAGAAACATTGCTTGTGCCGTTCGTTAGTTGATTAAGTGAACTTTGATTTCCTAAATTAATTCCTGTTAAAAATGCACCGTTACCTAAAATATAATTGTCTGATCTTATATTCCCTGTCGTACTAATTTCATTTGTGACGATTAAATTATTTGTTGTCACATTGCCCGAAACAGAAATATTTCCTGAATTTACCTGTTGTCCAATTAAAGTGCCTACCGCACTCACATTTCCTGATGTGAGTAAATTTGCACCTATTACATTACCATTGGCACTAACTCGTCCCGCTGTAGTTATGTTTGCTCCTGATAAAGTACCATTTGCATTGATTGCGCTTGCTGCATTTAAGTTATTTGCTAAAACATTTCCTAATACACTTACGTTATTTGAATTTACGTTATTAGCAGAAATATTACCTGCTGTACTAATTTGAGTAGTGGCAATTAAATTTGCACCCTGTATATTTCCATTTGCAGTTACACTACCTGTACTTGATATAGTAGCTCCTCTAATATTAGAGTTAGAAACGATATTATTTGAAACATTTAAGTTTGCACTATTTAAATTTCCTGTTGCACTAATTGTTGTACTTTGAAGTATGTTAGTTAAAGGATTAAATGTTAAATTTGGACTTGCTGCCAAACCATCATTAATGTTATATTGAATTTGATTGGTTAATCCTGCAACAATGTCAGGTAACACAACTGGGCTCCAACTTAAATTACCAGTTCCATCTGTAACCAAAGTATAATCAGGATACCCTCCGGTGATTCTGACGTTTGAAACATCACCTAAATTTGTAATACCGTTTACATCCAGTCCCGTCAATGTGCCAACCGTAGTTATATTAGGTTGTGATGAAGAATTTGCTATTAATTTTCCAGATAAAAAATTCGCATAAACAGCATTAGCAATATTTGCGTTTTCAGCAGTAATTGTGTTACTTGCGATGCCGTTTGCATCTGAAGAAATTGACGTATTACCTAAATAAATCGTATTGCCTGATAACCATAGTTCTTTCCAACGTTGTGTTGGGCTTCCTAAATTTTGTTGTAAATCATCTTGGGGTATAAGATTACCTTTTACTACACCAGTTAATGAAAGATTTCCTATATTTGCATTACCTAGTGTGTTTAATCCAGCTGATGTGACAACACCCCCTGCACTTATTTGTCCTGTAGTTCTTAAATTACCACCAGTAACATTACCTGTTGCACTAATACTTGAATTTGCATTTACAGTTGTAAAATTAGCAGGCGCTGCGTTACCTGTTCCTAAACCAAGAGATCCTGTCAAGTTCGCTGAAGTAAGAAGCGTGGTTGTTATTCTTGTTATGTTTGCATTACCAGTTAATGATAAATTACTTGTATCTTTATTAAAGGTAAGATTTGCACTACCACCAAATAATCCAGCTGTATCTTGGAACTGAATTTGTGTGTTGGCACCACCTGGAGTCCCTGTGCCTGCTTGATAGAATGAACAAATAATATTACCTGTATTGGCAACTGCAGGGGTAAAACCTGTACTGTTGACTGCGTTAGCTAATCCTGGATCGCTATATATCGAAAAAGTTTTATTTGTTAATTTGACGCCATAATATTTGTTTGTATTGTTTTCACCAGACACCGCAATTTCAGGCATACCTGCTACACCAATAATAGTTAGTGGAATACCAGTGACAATAGTATTATCATTAATTGTAGTTACAACTGCTGGATTGGCTTTTGTAATGCCTTGTATTCTAAATGTGCCAACACCAGTACCTTCCCAGCTCAAGTTACCAGTACCATCTGTGGTTAACACATAACCGTTTAATCCACCTCTTAGTACAACATTGTTAGCAGTTCCTAAATCTATTTTAATATTGCTTGTGCCACCAGCGTTAACCCATGTATTTGCATTAGCTACTAACACTTGACCTGTGTTGACAGGACTGTTTAGAGATATTTGTGTGTTAGCAGTACCGCCTATTTTAGACCAGTTGAGTACAGAAACTTCTGTTAAAATCTCTGTTTGAGTGGTTAGTGCATTGCCTGAAGGGGGAAATAGATTAGGATCATTCCCAATGTATAATCTGCGTTCGTCAGTTGCAAACCCTAATTCGCCCTCAGCTAGTTGGGGCAAGTCAACGTTAGCCCCTGTGCGGTGTTGAATCTTAGAAATCTGTATAATAGCCATAGTATAATTCTTAAGAAAAGATGATTATACTATTTATCAATCTATTTTAGATTGGAAACTATAGGAATTTACTGTAATATTCGTCTAGTTTGCGAAACCAAAGGTCAGAATATTTGTCAAATTCTAATCCTTCAACTACAAATTCTAAGTATTCATTATCGGCGGTACACATAAAAATAACTCCTTTTCTTATGTTTGTACCATGAACTTCATTATGTGCATTTGCATAGGCTGCTGATTGAATAAAATAATCTTCAATCCATTCACGCTTTTTAACTTTATTACTTTGTTTGTGATCCATGATTGCCTCAGCACCGTCATGTATGCCACATAAATCGGTAGTACCAGCGTAAATTTTAGGAAAATAAAGAGGAACTTCAACTCCCCATGCTTCATTTACTTTTGAAAGGCCTTTTGTAATAATACTCTGTGCCATTTTATGACTTTGAATGCTATATGGATTGCTTCCTGGCTCTTTAAGAATTCCTTCTTTTATATAATCCTCTATGAACTTATGCATTCTTGTACCACGACCTGCTGCTTCTGTTGTGATTTCTTGCGCACGTTTGTGACCTACACGATTGCGCCACTCCATTAATGCTTTTTTGCTTTCTTCTGATTTGGTCGCATCTAATATTGTAGTAACACTTGGAAGTTTTTCTCCATCCGGCGTAGCATACTTTCTTGAACCGTCAATTGTTTCTTTGCTAAACTTAACGTAATTAAATTTGTTTGGATTATACATCAAGTCATTGTATTACAGATTTACTAATAATACAACTTAAATGGTGAAGCTTTCCCCACAACCACAGCGCGCCTTTTCTTTCGGATTTATAAAGTTAAAGCCTTCATTTAATCCCTCACGCTTCCATTCCATTGTAAGCCCATCTACATAAGGTAAATCTTTATTGTTAACAACTACAATTAAATCAGCTATGTTGTAACTCATGTAACTGCCTTGTGTAGGAAGGTTATCAACATATTCAAGTTTATATGCTAAACCACTGCATCCAGTAGTTTGGACTCCTATCATTATGCCTAATCCTTTACCACGCTTTTGAATTTGTTGTTTGACTTTGTTTGCTGCTTTTTCTGTAAGAGTAATCATCGTTTATCGCTTGCACGTTGAGCCATTTTTGCTACAGTTTTTTCTGCATCATCTACGCTCATTGGTTTTTTACCGTCAACCTTTTGACCCTTAAAAATTATTTCATCACCCTTTATATCGTCAATGATGTTGACTAAAGGTTCTTTAGTAATCATGTCACGCAAATCGCTTATATCGACACTTATATCATTTGAATTCATAAGTTGAATAAATGCATCTACTGACATCGGTTTATTTGCATGTAGGTATTTGCCTTTAAGTTGGTCGGCAATAGCGACCAACTTAACACGTAAAGGATCATCACCTACAAATTCAAATAAACGCATTATTATCTTTTACCGCGACCTAATTTTGGAGAAGGAATTTCTTCACTATCCATTTCATCTTCAGGTTGTGTTGATAATTCTTCTGCATCTTGAGCCATTGCGTCTACTTCTTCACCAGGCATTCCACCTGCCATATCTGCACCAGGCATTCCCATACCAGGCATGCCAGCTGCAAATCCAGAACCTTGGCCAGTTACGACATTTAACGCACTCTGTAATCCTGACTTTGCTTGCGTTAAAGCAGCTTGCAATCCGGTCAATGCTTCAGTAGCCATTGAGTTAAACTGCTCACCTTGATCGCCGCCCATTTCACCGCTTACGCTATCTACTACGGCTGGAAGTTCTTTAACTAGCATGTCAGAAACATCTTCTATCATTTTCTGAACACTATCCATCATATCTTTGGCTGCAAGAACAACTTGCGCTTGTTCAATTTCTTCATTTTCTACAACAATTCGACTATTATATTTTGGTTGTGCTTTTAATTCAGAATAGTAGTCTGAAAGGGCTTGCTCCATAAATACAAGTTTTAGGTATTGAGGATTGTTTTCGCTTGAGTAAACCTTGTCAGTTTCTTTTACTTCGCTAAGTAGATTTTTTACTTTCCCAAGCATATCCCTAGTTTGCGTAAGACTCAGCTTTTCAACTGGAAGATCCGTGTTAAAGTTCTCTCTTAGAGCCTTTTTGGCCATTGCGTAAGGTTTTTGATTAAATTCTGTAAGTTTCATAGTAATTCCCAAAGATGTATAGTATTTATCAAGATTCCAATTATTTATAGGAACTTTGATTCAACCAATTTAGTTGATAATTTTTAGCTTTTTGTCCTAAAACTGATAGTTCTGATATCACTGAGGTTTGTTTCAATTTATTCTCAATTATTTTATTTAGATATATAAACTTTTTGTCTTTTTCTTTAGACTTTTTCAGATATCTTTCACATAAATTTATAGAAATGTCTAATCCGTTCAATTGATTATCTAGGAACTTAACACGGTCTGCTTCAACAATTTTATTTTTGTTGTCTAACGTACACCAAGTCAAAGCGTACTTTAGGGTACAAAAAGCATTTATTTGGTCATTGTACAATTGTATTACTTGATACCCTTTTACCGTTTTCTTAATAATATATTTCTCAAAAACTCTATATCCGTCTTTTTCTTGGATTATAACAAATTTTTTGATATTATTTACTGTAGCAGGATCTATTATTTTTTGAATAGATTTTAAAAATTCTTTATCAGTCATAGGATAAAATTTCAAAATATATATTACGTAGTTCGGGACTAATATCTAAACTTGTAGGTATATTATGGGGACTTTTCCCAGTTTTGATCATAGGTACGTCCTCACAGTCATTGTATAGAGCACCTAAATCATCTTTTCCGTCTGAGAATACGCTAGCATAATTGACTATAAAATCAAAATACCAATAATTTTGAGTTTCAGTAAAATCATATAAAAATCCAAATTTATCAATATTCTTGTCATCACTGTTTAGAAAAGGTTCTGTGACGTTTTCAGGCTGAGCCCTTAATGAAATAACTTGTATTATTGTGTCTAAATTACACTGTGTGCTTCTTTTATTTTGCCACTCTAAAGCTTCCTCAACTGAAGCGTCTAGTAACTTTTTCTTATTTGTTACATTAGTTTTTGTAATATCAAACAAGCTATAACATCTTATTCTCATAAAGTTATTTATAGAGGTAAAAAAACCCGAGAAATTCTCGGGTTTTTAAAACTAAAATTTATTTAGTTTGTGAATGTTGCTGATGAAGCTACAGACACGTTTGCGCTTGACCAAGCATTTGACAATTCATTGTCAAGTGTTGTGGTTGTCCATGCGCTAACTGGATAAACAGCGATTGCTAATGTATCGTCGGTTGCGTTTGTATATTCATACATATGAATAGTTGCCAATTGCTGTACTGTTTGAAAAACAGTTGCAATGTTGTCTAGAACTTGTGATCCGTTACCTGTGATGGTAAAGAACTCAAGCTTTGGACCTTGTGGTTGTACTGTTACTGCTGAAGTGATTGCGTTCAATGAACCTACAGCATAGTTAGCTGCATCATAATTCATTACTGGTTGAAAATCACCGTGTACTTTTGTAAATTGTGCCATGATATCTATTCCTTATAAAATGTGAGCGCAAAGGCTCTACTTTTATTTATTCCATATATTAGAAAATGGATACCTTATACTTGTTTTGGTGAGAGTTTTTGAAGATAAGCTAATGCTTCCTTCTTTTCTTCTTGGTCCAATTGTTGAAATTTAGCAATTATATTGTTAACTTCGTCACTGATTGGTTCGGGTTCTGCAGCAGGTGGTTGAGATTTTGCTTTTTGTGCTGCTGCTAGATCGTACAGCATATCTCCTAACTTTCTAAGGGCAGGTACTCCAGCATTTTGCTTGTATGTCATTTCGACCATTTTAGCAAGATCCGTGATTTGTTTCATATTACTGGATATATCAACTCCTTGCATATATTGTTGTACTACTTTCACAATATAATCTGCCATAGTAAGTTTTTTGACTTGGGGAGGCTGTGGAGGAGGGGCAGGAGCTTCACTTAAAATTTCAGCTAGCATTCTATCAAAGTGCCTAGACTCGCTTTGGATAGCTCCTGGTAAGGGCGTTTGGGCTGCTACTCTTTCAGCTTCTTTAGCTGCAGGATTCGCACCAAATTGAAAATTCTTATTTTTAGCTTGCATTTGTTGTTGAATATATTCCGCGTCACGTTGTAGTTCGTTTTGACGTTGTTCAACTTCTGGCCACAATCCCTGTAAAACTCCGATCATTTTTCGAACAAAGATATTTCTAAAATTTGTTTTTGCTAACACATTTTGCGAATATCTTCTACTACTTTGACTTCCCATATTAGACATGGAGGGTTGGACTTCGCCCTTAACCAAATCTGTGACTGCTTCACTTAGTGTGTTGTCTACTTCGAGTAATTTCATTTTCTAATAGATTTTGTGAACCGTTCAGAATCTTTGTTCTTAATCGCTGTAAGCAATTTTTTCTCTAAAATCGCTGCTTTTTCAGAATCGTAATGTTTATTAATTAGTTCAACTAGATTAATGGCACTAGTAATGATATTATGGGCACGACTCTCAATAATGTGTTTAGTATCACGATTATTTCCCAATGCTTCTAATTCTTCTAATAAACTGCGGGTTTTGCGTTCCATAATAGTAAGTTCCTAAATATATTTATCACTTTTTGAGGCTGTTAAGCATAGCTTTTAATTTAGCACTCTGTATATCTGCGTTTATTTTAGGAATATCTTGCACAGAATCCTGTAATTCGCTGTTATGCGTTGGGGACACATTGCTTGAGGGTTTTAGTCTGGACATGATGTCATTAGGACTAGGTTGTGGATTGTTAAACTTTGTACCAGCAGACTGTCCATCTTCTCCCGAATCTGTGATTCTTAATGTTTCCACATTGAACTCTAAATCTATCTTAGTGCCTACCCCTGAACTGCTACGTGTTTTCATAAGTTGAATTTGATACTGCCCGCGTTCACGCATACTGCGGCTTGTAAAAATACCAAACACATTATCTGCTGTATTAATCTTACTGATGCCGCCTGAAATGTGACTATGATCAAACTCAATTTCTTCTACCGCACTGCGATTTAATTGACTAGCTGTAACTAGCAGCACATTCAATTCTTTAGACAAATTACGCAATTCTTCCGACACATACTTGTCCTTAATGAACAAGTCTGATGGGCTGACCTTTGCGCTGACAGGCATAAGAAGATCAAGATAGTCGATGCAAAGAAAATCAATCTTTGCTCCAGTCTTAATCTCATATTCCTTACAATATGCCCGTAAGTCATTTACTGTACTCTGTGCTGGCAAATACTTAATTTGTAATTTACCAGCTTTCTTTGCCAACATCTTGACTTTCATTTCAATGTCATCAATGCTTTTAAAAATATCACGGCTGCTAGTTTCTGTCATCATACTGTCTATACGCATTGAACATAAGCCTTCGCTAAGTTCCAATGATACATAGATACCAGTTAATCCTGCTTGACTCCAGTTCACTGCAAGATTTTGCATAAACAAACTCTTACCTGAACCTGAACCCCCTGCAAAGATTTGTAATTCACCTCGATTAAACCCACCATATAGTTTGCTATCGACTGTAGCCCAACCTGTACTAATTTGTCCGTTATTGTTTTTTAATGCCATTAATCTTGAACGTGGATCAGCGAAATAATCAGTACCCATATCTTTTGTTATGCTGATTTGAACCGCATCCTTTATTAATTTTTCTACAGGATCATATTGACCTTTTTCTAATAAATCTGCTGATTTAAGTATTGCTCTTTCTAATTCTTGTCTACGTGTGAATTTTTCAAACTCGTCCAGAAACCATTCAAAGTGGCCTTGACTCAATTCGGGTATTGCTTGAATTTCAATTCCGCAAATAGCTAATACTTGGTCTTGTTCAGGTAATACATTATATTTTTCAGAATGCTCTTGAAAAAATTTAGCGACTGGTCTCAATGATTTATCAAAGTTTTCTGCATTCATGATGTTAGATACTCTAGTATATAATTCACCATTCGTAATCATCATGCGCAAAAAAAGTTTTTGTACATCTATATTATAATCAGTTACCAATTCTCTTCCTCATCATTTCTATTTTTATTTTACTTGTTGTTGCACTTTGTATTATACTTAACAGTGTAGCTAATTTGCCATATTTTATTACTGCGTCATTAACATCTTTTACGTCCGGGTCCCAATCGGGCAGACTCACTTTAAAGCCTACTTCCAATGCTCTGTCACATGTTTCAAGTCCGGTTTTATCTCTATCTGGAACAAATATTATTTCTCTGTTTAGTTGTTTTAAAAAACGAACTTGGTCATCATTAATTGTATTATGTGTCAGTGCTAGCCCATTTATACTTAATGCGTCAAAAATGCCTTCCATTAATAATGCTACTTGCCAGTTTGGTTTTTGTTCGTCGTATCCAAAAACATAACCTGGCTGTTGATCATTAATATACTTAGGGGCTCTGTCATCTAAAAATCTACTTGTATGTCCCACTATTTCATTATTGTACAGATATGGAATTATAATCCTGTTAGCGTTTCTTCCTTCATCATTTGGCGCTACATAAAAGTTATAATGCTTATGATTCACTTTTCTTGTTTGTAAATAATCAATATATTTTTTATGAATTGGATCCGTGTCATCTAAAAGTACGCAGTCAGGAAGTTTTTTTTGTTTGAAAATTAATGGTTTTTCTTTAACAAACTTTTTACTAAAATCTAAAATATCCTTATTCTGCAGACTTTCAATATTCCAACGTTGTATTTGAGTTTCATCAATTCCGCACCAACTTAATAATTCTCTAGTTCGTTTTGTGATACTTCTGCCTAACTCATAATGGCAACTGAATGAACAATTAAAACAATTATATGTCCAATTATTACCGTCAAATTTGATTCCGCCTCTATGTCGCTTATCGGGCTTATGCCCACGTTTGTCGCAGCATACCGCATTAAAACTATACCAGCCGCTTTGGGTTAATTTTTTTTTGTTTGGAATAACAGTTAGGATATCAAACATACTAAGATTATAGTATATTATGCATCAAAAATATATATAATTGGTATATTATCTTGCCAAAATATGTGCAACAGTTCCGCCAGTTGATGTGAATTGAAGTTGGATATATGGATGAAATCCTGTTACTGTCGTTCCTAACGTGTTAGTTTCAGCCACAAAATTTCCCAATGATTCAATTGTGTACCAATCTGCATCAACTGTAGTTGATCCTAGTATATTGATATTACCAGAATAATTACTTAAAGATGTTTGTAGAGTAATTTTACTCGCACCATTTAATCCTAATACGCTGCTGTAGTATGTAGTTCCTGAATTAGATATTTCCCCATGGCTTGGTATAGTAACACGTGTGCTAGGCACATGTTTAGGAAGAATGCCGTCCATTATTTGACACACACCCCTTGCATCTGCTTCGCTATTAGTAAAGATGGGTAAAGTTAAATTACCATCTACTATATCTAAACTGAAGCTTCCTATTTGGGCATCAATTTCCATTAACTCAGCCTGCGTCACTGTTAAGTTTGCAAGACCCTTAAGGGGTAACGTTGGATTAACTGTTTTTTGTATATCAACACTAGTTCCATCTGAGTTTATAAATCTAAATGTAATTTGTTTTCCTGTCAAATCGATTGATTTTTGCTCCTGATTTAGGAATTGAAATTGTATTTTATTATCTACCCCTTTATTTAGGGTCAAGTTTTTTGAGTACACGATTTGATATCTCCTAGGTGAATCACCCTCAAATAGGACGACTTGATATTTTGGTGTATATTGATAAACGTTTGTTGAGTACACTTTTCAGTCCTTTTGTTTATTTATTCAACTAAATATGCTATACGTTTAATAAATATTTTGGTCATAATAAACGATAAATAATCCAAGATTGTAAGAAAATGCACAACGACTTTTTTAAAAAATTATCAGAAAATCATCCTTTTATAACAGTTTGTTCCTATTCAGGTCAAGACTACGTAGGTATAATACAAAACCGTGATGATATTGTTACAACTATATATGATTACGGTTCCATAGTACAAAATGAAATGCGTGAGCGTTTTTTAGAACTTGGGGAAATTTGGTGGTGGGAAAGTAACCGACTTATACCAATCAATATGTTTCTTAGAGAAGAATGGGCACCATTTAAAGCTTTTTTAAGGACATTTAATAATAAAAGTTTAGATATTATTCATGGCCCAGTTTGTAGTATGAGTGATTTACATAAGAAAAAAAGCAAACGTAGGAGCATCACTTTAGTCCAACGTATGCCTTAAACGTTCAAGATAGTTCATATGTACAACCACTAAATGTGCATATGCAACACTATGACTTTTCTTAAAGCTATATCCATCTTCAGTTTTATCCCATACCGTCTTTGATACTTCACTCCAAGGTTTTCCTAATAAATGTTTTTTTGCTGGACGTATACATGCTAAAAACATCGCTAGTCTAGGAATACTATCTACAGGTTCTGGCATTTTTTGTAAATTATTATAATGGTTTCCTAAATGAACTAACTGTTCGACAAATTCCTTATCTTTTAATAAATCCCAATTAGGAATGTTCATTAAGTTTAATAACTCTTGTTCGGTTTTGATTTCATTATATACGTGAACATTTAGTAAATCTAGTTTTAGATATCCTCTTTCCTCAGCCTCAACGTAGTCAATATTAGCCATATCATGAAGTGCATCATATGGTATTTCTGTCACGTATACTCCCGTATTGTGTTTACGCATTGGACTTACATTTCTCATAGCTGCAGGAATGTGTTTAATATGTTGAAGTATCAAATCACGATTACCAAAGTCTATGTCAATATCAAAGTTCATTTAAGTGCAAAACCCTTGTCCATTAATTTTTTATATGCATCTTGTACAACCATTGCTTGGTGTGCTGCATCTTCTACCGCTTTGTGTGTAGTCTTTGTACTATATTTTTTATCTTTCAAACTAACACCAGCAATTTCAAATAATGTTCTTGTGTCACGCACTGTATAAAAAGGCCAAGGAATGGGATTAGGTCTTTCAGTCAATGTTTGACGCATAGCCGTTTCCATTACTACTACATCAAATGGTGCACCATGACTCCATACTGCTTGTCGATTCCAACAAAATTTATAAAGTTTCTCCATACAATCTTTCAATGGCTCTCTATCATTGTCACCCATAGCCTCTTCTAGTGCTGCAGGATTTTGTGTACTCCACCAACGGATGGTATCATCATTGATAACACGATTGTAAATTTCTGTTTGATCTTCAAGAGTAGGTCTTAGTTCTAATTTTTCAACAATACCATCGCCTCTTGGATCAAATCTTACTGCACCAATTGTAAGTATAACACAGTAAGGGCTTGTGTCAAGGCTTTCAATATCAATCATGATATGATTAGCCATAAAAATCTTTCTTCAATATATTAACAACATCTGCATATTCTGAATCTTTCTTTTGTTTTTGCCAACGATGCAACCAAGGCGTGTTATCACATTCAATGATATGTTTAATTACTTCAGTGCGGCTACTAGATTCAATTGCTTCATGCAATGAAAAACACATTACAGGATTACCCCAATGATATACTACAATAGCCATTGGGTCGGTTGGATGCATGTTCCAAAGAAATTCTTGATTATGATGATCGTCTAATTTCGATAAATCTTTTAAATAACTCATTTATTTGCAGGTTTCGTTTTGATAAGACAAAGTACAGTATGATCTTTTTGCTTTAACCATTCTTCTCTTGCTTTCATACATTCTTCAAGTGTTGGATATTCTTTATTGTAAACAAATTGAATTTTGGGTGGCGGGTCTGCCCATAATTGAACACTTAAAATCCAAGTTACGATAATTTCATTCATTGCATCACCTTATATCTAGTGCATTTTGGGGCGAAAGGATATTCTCTATAAAAATCTGCCCAACGTTGACACTCACTCATTGTATCGTATTCTTGTTTATGATACAACTTGGGAGGGTCACTAGAAAGAAGCATTACTGTTAAAACATATATATACATATCATCCCCATACCAAAAGAAAAGCAGTAATTTCTTTTCTATCTTTAAATTTAAACATATCAAATGATATTCTTTTTCCGCATTTAGCCATTTCACACCATTCCTGCACAGGAAGTAAATCTTCTTCTCTTAATCCAGTTGGTGTAATAGCTCCATGTGCATATACGAGGTTGGCTCGTAACACTAGACCCTTAACTTTATCCTCTTCCCAAACTAATTTTTTAGTACGCAGCATCTCTGTCAACTTTTCAATTAATTCATTAGTATCGTCTTGTTTCATGCCCACTTTAATGTAAACCAAGTTGCATGTGCTTCCTCATAAAATATAAACACAGTATGTTCAGGTGCGACATAATCACCACTCCAATCTTGATATTTGGCTTGGTTATATTGAAAATCAAAATCCTTATGTTGAATCATTCCAGCCTCACGCATTTCTTTGACTATATCAATAATCTCAGAGGGTTTTTTAAATTTGAGAACAATCTCTATCAACTCCACCTCAGCGTAAACAAAATCAATTCTTCTTCACTTGTAAACTCAATCACTGCTCCTTTAAAAGCAAATTCACCTTTAGATAAATGTTTTGTGCACCAATCTTTTAAGTCATTTTCGTAATGCATCCAGTACAAAAAATCTGTTAGGATAATATAGCCGCTTCCATCTTTAAGTGCACCTTTACTTACAATATATGTTTCCATTTACCATTTTAATTCTTGTAACAAGGTTTTTACCTCTGTTACTTCGTTTTCTAGTTTTGAAAATTTAATCGCCCACTGTACAGGATTGATATAGTCGTATATCATTTTAATTAAATCTTCGGATAACTCATCTAAGAACTTTTTTCCACTTTCACTTTGATACAGCACCCATGGACTAATTTTCCCGCTAGTTATTGCATAACATATTTTACTTTTGCTGCCATAGCGCAAATAATCGTTTGGTTGTATATTTTCAACTTGTGCCAAATCTAAGCACGTTTCAATACTACGATGAACTGCGTCTAGTGGATTTTCTGTTTTGCAATAGTCAATTAGGTATTCTGTGTATTGTCTATCACTTGTCCAGTTGTCAATTTTTACGTTTTCTCTAAGGTAGTAATCCACTAATCTTGATACGTTAAGTGCATTTATGTCTACGCAATAGTTTCCAAACTTTACAAATGCTGTATAGTATGCTGATTTTATAAATTCTTCATATTTTTTTTCTTTTTTTGCCGTGCTGTGTTTTTTATAAAACTGCACGAAACTTTGATATCCAATTTGATTACCTCTTCTGTCACGTTCTAACCAACGATGTTTGTATTCGCAGATGTGTTTTAACATCGTACTTTCTCTTACAAAAGTACGTTTACAAAATTCACATCCATAATTAATATCCAAGATTTTTTTCATATTCGCTTATTTGTGCATCGGATATAATTTCATTCAATGTTTCAATGTCAGAAATTTTCAAATCAGGAAAAAGTTTTGCCAATTTATATTTTCTGTTTTGTATTCTAACAAACTCGCTGCTTATTTCAGTCAACAAATCGGATTCTGTTTTAGGATATATTTTAGTAAAGTAATCCTGAATTTCTTTTTGTTTTGCCTGTTCAAGTAGCAAAGTATAGTTTCGTTTAATGTGAGGTATCCATTTATGATATTGCTTACCCATATTTGGACTTACAGTGCATAACATTAACCATTGTAATTTGTTATGTTTAATTATATTCTCGTTAAACATATGTCTATTGGCAGAGTAATCTGTGTTTTGCAAATAGTATCTTTGTAAATCTGCAACACCTGATACAGTGCTTAACCAATTTAATAACATGAAGGGGCTAAATCCTTTTTGTTGTTCTACAGTAAGTCTATCAAAAAACCCATAGTCTTTTTTGTCTAATGCAGCTAATGCATCAAACAAAGGAAAGTCTATATTTGTAAACTTTTCGTCGGTTGCTAGTTTTTGTTTGGTCATTAAAATGCTTGTTTGTAGTCAACAATTTCACAATTTCTGCTTACTTCTTTTACAAAATATACACATCTAGGTTTTTCATTATCCTCAATAGGCACACATAAGAATTGACCATTTTTTAATCTAGGTGCATACCAAACTACATCATGATATATATCCATTACTTCTATGTCACAGAATGTGGGTTTAAAACTACTCAATGGATTAAATTCAAATGCCTTAAATCCTCTATCATTTATACTTGTAAGAGGTAACGTTTCTAAATCACCAAGTTCAGGTTCTCCTATTAGGATTTGCCATTCTACAGGCATCTTTATAATTTTATTGTCAATTCGTAAAACAAGTGCTGGACTATTAAAGCTTTCTAAAAAAATTAAAGGTATATAGTGATAATCAACATTTGCAGGATTACTGTTGTCCAATATTGCAAAACGTAAATCATCAATTTCATCTGGTAATGTTTCTAAATTATATACTAAATTGTCTAAGGTTAATATTTTCATGTTGTTATTATATCACTTATAGTCTAACTTTTCTATACTAAACGGATAGTTAGCCTCACGATAAAATTCTTTACGTTTAGTTAGATGCCTTTTCGCAAATTTACAGGAACTTGTTATGTCCCATATTTGGACGAAATCTTTATCTTCAGCCTTTCTGATACCTCTACCAATCGATTGTATAACCCGAACGAAGCTTTTTCCAGGTTCAACAAGAACAAGGTTAAAGATACGGGGTATATTAATACCCACAGCAGCAACACCGTAAGTCGCAACAGCGACCTTATCATCACTCGTTGCAAAGTCATCATATTCTTCCTTCCTTTCTGTAAGTTTTGTTTCACCTGAGACAAATACACTACCGGGTAGTCTTTCGACTAATTCTTTTCCTGCATTCACTCTATCAACAAGTACAAGTGTATTACCAGTTTCTTTTACATTTAGTACTAGTTGAGCAATAGTATCTAGTCTTTTTTTATCCTCAAGTAAATGCTTTAACTCACTTTGATAATTACTAAATTCTACATGATCCTGTAGTTGAACAATGTTAACGTGACAATTAGCAAGTACTCCACGATCTTGTAACTCGCTAGCAGCAAGTTTATTAATAACAGGACCAATGCTTACAAACAATGATTGACTGCTAAACAATTCTTTTGGTATAGTACCTGTAAGTCCCCAACGTATTGGAACATTGGCAAACAAACCTGTAAGCATTGTTTTGAGTACATCTGCTTTAGCTTGATGCACTTCATCAATGATTACACAAATTAAATCTTCCATAAATGTTTGTAATTTTTCTACATTGTTTATGTCATCTTTGTTTTTAATTAGGTAGTTTAGGCTTTGCCAAGTACAGATTGTATGTGTACGTCCTAATTCTTTTCTATCTCCAAAGTATACGCCCACATCTAACCCAAGATTAATATAATCTGTTTCTGTTTGTACAACAAGACTTTTATTTGGTACAATAACTATGCTTCTACCATACTGTTCTACACTGTGGCTAAGTGCGGCGGTCATTATTGTTTTACCTGCACCAGTTGCTACTTCTTGTAAGCATTGCGGGTTCGATAGGAAACTGTTAATTATTTCAATTTGATAGTCACGCAACAATATTGGTTGACCCTCCATTATATGACCTTTAGGCCATACTTTATTAGAAAAGGTATCTTCGGACACTTGCGCAAAGTTAAATGAATATGATATTGTACGCAAATCATTTAATTCAATGTCATATCCCATTTTATCAACATAGGGTATGATTTGATCAAGTAAATTTATAAAAGTGCTACCACCTAAACTAAAGTAACTTACTTTCCCGTTCCAACGGCCTAATCTAACCGCTGGAAGATATCTAGCTCCAGGTACCTCATACTCAAACATCTTCATTAGTGACTTACGTTCTACCAACTCAAGTCCTTCTAATTTGCAGTTTACCTCATCTTTTATAATTATTTTACATGGTTTCATTTTAATTCTATAGGGTTAGAGTTTACTAAATTTATAATTTTAGCAGCATGATAACTTGCTGGGCCTGCAAAAGTATATGATGACATTGACTTTATAAGCACAGGCATTTTATATTTTTTATTTGTCATAGAAATTCTGTGTTTATTCGTTGTTTCAATGGGAAAATTTACAAATTCAGAAAGAATTTTATCGTATTGGTAATTATCTTTTGTTGCGTACATAGTAGATGAATGAAGTGCGTAGTCACAATTTATTCGATTCAATTTTGATGCTAGTCCCTCTACATCAGTAACCTCATGTAACGAATCCCGATAGATAGCAAAGTTTAAATCTTCCAAGGAATACACTTTTAATAATTCGTGTTTTAAACTTTCACTTACACTAATACCAAATGAACATATCAAAGCCAGTGTACTTAATTCTGTATTTAATTCTATGTCTTGAATTGCTTTTTCTAATTGTTCATTTAAATTAAAAATGTAAAGCCTGCCATTGCAACTTGTTAAAGTTGGTTCCCAGCATTTGTTTTCATCAAATGAATAAATTTGCGTAATTATGTCATGCACGGCAGGACAAAATTGAATATCATTGTAGTGTTTTATAACACATTGAAATGCTATTTTAAGTTTATATAAACCAAATTCTGTATTGTAGTACCTTTCATCTCTATTCCAAACCATTATAGAATGATCTCTAAATTCTTGAACAAATGCTTGTTTAAACGGACACCGTAGTATTAATTGATCGCCCTCTATACTAAAGTGTGCGTGAGTAAATTCAGGACTTGTAGGTATAACTTTAAGTGTCCAAGGCAATTCGGCAAGTTGATTTGCGTCAAGTTTATGCAGTGCTAATTGTTTGTTATATTTCTTAACTACTTTTGTGAATAGTGCAGCCTGATTACTTGTAATTGGCTTTCTTGTTAAAACATTAAGCAGTTGTAAATTGTAAAAAAACTTTTGGTCATAGCGAGATAGACTACAATGATTTAACATTAAGTCCAAAACTTCTTCCGCATTCAATAGTTTATACATACCAATATTATAACTTAAAGCAAAACTTAATACAATTAAAATGGCTAATGGGAGCAAAATGCTCCCATTGCCTAGTTGAAAAATCTTAACTACGTTTCATACATGTAGTGCTTGCAAGTGTTTTCCAGTTCGGGCTGATCTTTACCAAATCAGCAATTTTCAAGCACATACGCAGACTAAGTTCATGTAACTTGTTTTTGTTGTCTTGCATAAAACTAAAAATTTCTTCTGCAATACCCTCTTCAAAATTGTAATCACGAAACAGACCACCATCACTATCACGGTGCACCTGCTTGATACGCAACATCTTATCACGCTCAGTGTCAATAGTCAAATCAAGAAAGTGACAGCGACTTTGCAATGCCTCGAGGTGATCTTGCAATTTTTTAGACTTCACATTCTCAAATTTCAAGTTTGTGATGAAGATAGCAGAACCCTCAAAGTTAAACTGATCAGGGATGCCCTCACGGCGCAGCATAGAACTATCACTGTTCCAACAGATACGGCGACGTTTGCCCGAATCAAGTGCTGCCTTAAGAATGTTTAGTGAGAGTTCATCTTGAAATACACTATCGCAGTCATCGAACACCAATACATTTTTCTTGTCAGAGTATTTGTACAATTGTGCGTACAAGCCCAGTGCAGTCATTGCACCTTTTACAACTTCATAACGAACACGCTTGCCAGCAAGTTTGTCAAACATACTAGCCTTTTCCAGTTGAGTTTCAACTCCGAAACTCTTACCTACACCTGGAGGACCTGATACAATCATAGCCCGAATATCACTATTAATTGCAGCCTTTGTCATTTCATCAAGAACTGCAAAACGGGTAGCAATGCGATCCATTGCTTCTTCATCAGTTTCAGTTTGTTTAACTTCTTTTGCTTTAAATGCTACAGAATTTGTCACGTTAGGTTCTCCATCAATAAATGTAATATCGTTAATAGAATTAATTTTTACTTTGACAACATCAATTGCAATGTCAAATTGACCATCATTTTTTACAGTAATATAGTTACCTTTTTTACCTGTCTGAAAATCTTTGACAAGTGTAAATTCTTGATTGATCACAGGCTTGTTGCGATATTCGCCGAATTTGACAAGTACTGTAGTCATATAAGCTCCTAATTATCAATTTATGTGATGATTATACAGAATAACAGATTATTTGTCAAGTGTTGCAATTGCTCTAATGTAAGTATTTCCACCTGAACGGTGATAAAAATTTGTTTCGCTTGTTGTCAATTTAACAGGACTATCATATCCTAAATCTTGATAGATTTGTTTAAGTGTTGCTAAAATTGCAACAGCTTTTAAATCGGATATCATAAATGAAACACTACGACGATTCTTGTCAAATTTAGAAGTCTTGTCAGTCCAGCAACCTGAATATCTTGCATTATTGACATCTAGTGCAATTTTGATAAGTTTTCTTGCTGTTTTTGTATTGGGGGTATTCATATGTAGCTCCTTGTTATTCACTATAACCATAGTATATACCCAAAAACATTTATTGTCAATGTTTCAAAAATAGCAATCTAGGGTTGCAAATTTTACAATAATTTAAATCATCTTTTGTTACACTGAGAAATTTACCACTTAGTGTAACAGTACCAAATTCACAAATAGAATTGAACAACTCCAATAAATCGTTTTCTTTATAAATTTGGATGTTGTATAAGTTTCTGTTTTCATCATGAAACCAAAAAGTATATGAGGCTGTTGACTTTGCACTTCTATACAGTTTAGTTAAGAAGTTTAATTTTTTAACTCCAATACTTGTTTCGACTTTTTCATTATTGGAATCTAGCCGCAGTTTGTCTATTTCCAAATCATAGAAATAAAACTCAGGCAATTTATAAATCATACCCATATAATTTTCTGGATAGGTGTCTGTGTAGCCTTTGCTTATATAATCTGACAAATCCTGCCTAAACTTACTTAATGGTTTTCCCTTTAATGATCTTACCATTAATTTTTTACTGTAATACTCACGAATAAGATTAGCCAAATCATAGTCTGCTTGGATAACAGCAGATCCAGTACCGAACTCTCTAGCTTTATAGTTGGAACAACTGATAGCAAGGCTATCTACAGGATCCCTACGCATGGTATTTTTTTCATTAAACTCAATTTCTTTAAAAATATCGTCTAAAGATGATATAGTGTATCCACTCATAATGATATATCTTCCATTCCAGCAGTGCGTAGTTTAACAACATGTCCCATTTGCCATTGTTTAGCATCAAGACCCTTTAATATTCCTAACCAGCGGTTGCGCAGTAATGCAACTTCATTTATGATTGTTTCAAAATCAATTACTTCTTCTTCTCCATCAACATACTTTTCAGCATCGCGGCTTGTTAGTACTCTATTGTATGATTCTAAATATTTTTGAAAATGTTTACGACGAATTTTGCGTAATTGGATATTTAAATAATTTAACACAGCCTCAATCTCTTGAAGCTGGTTAAATCGTTGCTCAGTAATACCAGGCAATGCTGCAATGTTTTTTTCTAAGTTACCAAAAATTCTAACATCATTTTTAGCCTTAAGTAATTCATCTTCATAATGCAATATAAAGTCTGGTATTACAGATAAATCAGTTGAAATTTTGGTATACCAAGTCATAATGTTCCTATTTAATAACGTTCGTAATCGTCATCGTAATCATCATACTCATCCTCATCATCGTCATGCAGTGTTTGATCATCGTAAAATAAAAGTGCTTTAGCAATATCTTTATCGCCTCTAAACTCTGTTTTAATATCTGTTGCCTCGTAATTATTTTCCATTAAATAGTTTACAAGTGTTTCGGCTGCTTCTTTACGTTCGTTTAAATCTATATGCAATCGTAATGCTTCCCAAACTTCTGCAATGGTATCTAATTGACTTGTCATGTTGCTTCCTCCTCAATATCAGCAACAGTACTTAGCTTATTTGTTTGTTTTTTGCTAAACTCTACCATTACTTTATCGAGGCATCCGTTTTCATTCGTTTCCCAACCTTTACGGAAAAACTTTAATACTTCGCCATCATTTGTTGTATAAGCAAGACGATTACCTTCTTTATTAAGTAATCCTACCTTTTCAAACAAATCAAGTAATCCACTGTATGGATTCATACCTGTTGAATATGGAATCTTTACTTGTACGCTTTCAAATGGTTTTGCATAGCGAGTTTTCATTACCTTACATGCGCTGCGGATACCTAATACATCAGTGACCTTATTACCATCTTCATCTTCTTTTAATTTCAATTTACGCATTGCAACAACAATCGAGCTTGCATAGATAAAGCCTTGACCACCTGAAATTTTATCATCTGGATCGAACATATCCTGACTTGCATATGTATGATTAGTTGCAACTAAACCAACATTATGACTACCGAACATGTTTACACAATTTCTTACTAAAGCAGTCAGTGCTTTAGGCTTACGTCCCATATCGCCTTTCATGTCGCCTGCATCAAACTGATTTACATCAGTAGGGGTTAACAACATACCAAGACTGTCTATAACAAACATCACCTTTGGTCTATCTTCCATTGGTTGTGTTTTATAATCAGCCATAAATTTACTGATAGTTTTTGCCACATCATCAATCATGGCCATATTTAATTTTAACAATTTATCTTCGCTTGTGTCAACACCTAAGGCTCTTAACCAATCTTCGTCGAGAGCATTTTCCGAATCAACAAGTACCACAAAGATACCTTGTTGCTGAGCATGGCGTACCAAGTTGCCAGAACAGATGTAACTCTTTCCGGAACCAGATTCGCCAGCAAATACAGTGACTTTGCCAAGAGGAACGCCTTTGCTAAAATCACCGCTAATAAGATAATTGAGTGCATAATTTCCTGTACTAACCCAGTCAGTTGGGTCATTAAATCCTATACTAAGCCCATCAATAGACTTAGTAATTTCTTTTCTAAATTTACTTACATCAAATGGTTTAACCAAAATAGTCTCCTATCATTTTGTCATACGATACACGCCATTAGTCTTTTTGTCAATAATTTCAGGGCAACGTTCAGCCATTAAATCAATATCCCAATCATTAGGAAAATGTCTTAATGCTGCTCTTGCTCTATCTCTAACAATGCTAGGAACTCTGGGCGTTTTACCAGGATCACAAAGTTCCTCAAGCAATTTTTTTCCTTGCTTCATGGCTAGGTATCTTTCATCAGGTAGTGTCATAATTATTCTCCTTAGGTAGGGAACGGTAGTGTTCCCTACCAATACCTTTATTTAGGCAGTTTTACTTTGCCTTGCACGAATCATTGCTAGAATGTCCTGTGCTTTGTCGCTTGTTGGTGCTGTTGGAACTTTGACAGGTTGTGAAGCTGTTTCTGGCTCGTCATCCCAAGGTGCTGATTCTGCTATGGGTGCGGTTGTGGCAGCAGTAGCTTGAACTGCTGTTCCCTGTTCTTCCACCTTTGCACCTGCTGGTATATCAACTCCGTAAGGGCGATAATATGCACCCCAACGATCTGGATCATATGGACGACCATCTACACTTGCTTCAAACATTTCTTTAATGATGCGTAATTCTGCTTCGCTAGGTTTCTTAGGAAGAAAATCTGCAAGATTAAAAAGACCATGTGCTTCAATGGCTGCTTGTTCTTGTTCGGTTAGTGCTGATTCTCTGCGACTCCATGTGCTTGTGCTATAATCAGCATACCCACCTTTACTTGTTTTAGTAACACGGAAATCTAAACCACGTACATAGTCTGTAGGTAGTTCTAAAATTTCTGGATCCATCAAACTTGATTTGATAATCGTAAAAATTTGTGGGCTGATAATAAATCTGCGAATTGGGTTAGCAGGAGTTTTATCGTCACCTATTGGATTTTGACGTACAAAACCTTGAAAGATGTAACTGCGTTTCTTCCAATATTTGTTAGCCATTTCTTTTAAACTTTCATCTTTGTACCAAGGACGAACCTCTGCTAGTACAGGACAACTGTCTCCATACATTTCTACACATGGAACTTGTACTTGTACTTGTTTAACAGCACTGTCACCCTTAACACCATTAAATGGAAGTTTAATAATTTGACGTTCTACCCAAAAAAATGTATTAGATGAATTACCGTCTGGTAAAAAGCGCAATGTTGCACTCGTACCTTCATCCATATTCCAGTGGGGATAGATTGCGTTATCTGATTGAGTATTTGAAGTACTACTTGATTTGTTTTCTTGCGCAGCGATACGTGCGCGGATTTCTGCTAGACTTGCCATAATGTTTTCCTTTGCCTTAAGATGGTCTTTATTTGAGTATTCGCCACTCCCTATGAGTGACTGATAACATGATTATACATTAATATAATCATGTTAACAATAGTATTTATCCCAGTTACGGGAAAATAATTTTTTAATTTATTCCAGAAAGTTTCTTAATTCTAGCTAGCAATGGATCTACACTTTCAAATCCAACTGCGTAACCCTTAAAGGGATGTTGTTTTGGTTCTTTACCAAGTACTGGGCTGATGCCTTTTGCCTTTTTCGTTGGTCCTAATTGTTTTGCTTTTGTTTGTTGTTTGTTTAATGATTCATCAACATTTTGGTCTATACCAGCTTCGATTTCCTCTAAGTAGGCGTCAAGTATTTGTTGAACATCTTGCAAATCTATATTAACCGCTTTTGCAATTTCAGGATCACGATATCCTTTAATTGCAAGTTCAACTATTTTACCAATTAATTCTTCATCTAATTCTCTATCATTTTCCATTACAGGGGCTGCAGGTTGTTGAGGCATTTGTGGCGCAGGTTGAGGAGCAGGCGCTGGCGGGACTTGGGCTGCCGGTGATGGTACCTGTATATCACCTTTCATAATACTTTTAATTTCATTGGCTAAATCATGCAAGTCATGGTCGTCTGTGCGTTGCGCCCAACTTAAAATAACCTCACGTGCATCTGCATCCACATCAGTTGATGCTAATTCATCTAGTTCACCAAATAAATCTTCATTTTCTAGGTTATATTTTGATAAAATATTTTTTGCATTTATTGCATCGTCACCAACTGGTATTTCTTCCGTAAACTGTGCTGCTAAATCTTTTATTTGTAAATTATTATGTGGCTTAAGTTTTTCATTAATTATATTGTTCGTCCATTCTTCTAATTCGGTAACCTCATCAATTTTACCTGACACTTTATGAATGCGTACTAATACCGGCATCGCTCTTTCAATACGTGGATCTATACTAGAACTCATAAACATTTCTGCAAGATCAGGTTGACCGATTCCCATATCTTCATTAAGTGTAGGAGTCCAATTTTCAAAGTAGGTATTATACCCACGTTTACCTGCTAATTTTTGTAATGACTCACGCAACTTAAGATAATGTTCTACCCCTTCATTTACTAATACTTGCGTACTTTCGTTAAACTGTCCGTTACGTGTGGCGCGTACAAATCCTGCCATACTAGTATATTCTTCAACTAAATTGTGAATATGATTCCAACGGTCATCATTTACTTTTCCACCTTCTGCAATATGTCTTGCATAGATTCTTGCTATTCCTGGTTTTTTAGTATCTAACAGAAATCTTTCTCCGTTAACGTTTTCTAAATAAATTTTTTCAACGTTTCTAAAACGCTGCATTCCCTCTTCCATATTCTTACTGTGTTGAATTTTTATCTTTACGTTTGGTACACTATCATTTAAACTTATTCGTCTTCCTAATGGATGATATCCTTCACTGATATTTTTACTATCTTCTCTCTTAGCCATTTCATCCTCTAAATTTCCAATATCATCACGCTCATATCCAAGTTGGTGATCATGTGCCCAATTTTTAATATAATTTGAAACTTCATTGAAAGACATTCCATCTTTATCTTTGCTATGATTAGGGCTATTCAATACCTCATCCTCAGGCCAAACCACTACGTTTTTGCCTATAACTGCGGTATACACTTGTCCATAGTCTACGTCATCCATTTTGAAATCAAACTTAAAAACATCAGTCATCTTACTTAAAGGAACTGGTTTACCTGCGGAGTTTAATCTAATTGGCCTAAATCCTTGGGTTTTTAAAAAGTTATAAAGTTGATCTTGTAATGATTCTTCTTTAATTGGCATGTTGGAATTCTCTCAATAAACAGTATTTATCAGCCAAGCACCGCATAGAAGGGCAATGGGGCCAAAAATTCATCATAATCACGAATTTGAGACTCAAGTTCACTAACATAATTACCAAGGTCCTGTAACATTCTGGTTACTAATAATGTAGCCATAACTAAATCATCGGTTTCTCCTACTTTTGCTTTGTACGACCCTGAGTTTGCAACAAAATTCTTCATCTCTGTCACCAAAGATTTACTATGTATTTTCATGCGTTTTGATTCTACAAGATGCTTAAATTTTGCACATGCCGCCAATTTAGATTTTTGTGTTGTATTGTAACCCTTACGTTTTTTTACTCCTGACTCAGTTAAAAAAGTACCAGGAATATTATGTTCTCCGTATTCTTGTAAAGACATTAGTGCAGCTTCACCAATAGAATTATTTTCAATACTATAGTAAATATTATTTGGTTCTTTGGTTAGATCAACTATATAATCTGTTATCTGTTTCATTAAACGTATTTGTTCAGGTATTACAGTTTGATTATGTTTCCATTCACCAACTTGAGTTGTTGTGTTTGCCTCAAATATTTGTATTGCTGCTGGGTCGCTACCTGTACCTAAACTAGGATCAAGAGCTAGGACGTAAATATTACCGGAAGTTGGTTTTTTATACCAACGTACCTGACCTTGTTTATATATAGGTTCTATACCTTCTAGTTCAAATAAAGCACTTGGACTAATTAATGTTTCATCAGCAATAATAAATTCACAATCCATCTCACGACGGAATCTATCAGAACCTAATTGAGCTTTCATTTCTATTGCCCATCGTTCATCTCGTTCAGGATGCTCATGCCAATAAGCACGATAGGCTTTAAACCCATTTACTCCCACTTCAGTTTGATTTCCGAACTCATCTTCAGTTTTGTTAGCCATCTTCCAAATAAGTGCGAACTGATCTTCGTCACTGTTTGGTGTACTTGTGATAATTGCTTTACCACCAGTTGATAGTGTTGGTGTAATAGAAGTCCAAAACTCTTGTGCTATGGTAGGTCTTACGAAAGCAAATTCGTCAAGATATAATAATGAAATAGAAAGACCACGACCTGTATTTTCAGTGGTTGTTGCACTAATTATACGACTACCGTTATCAAAGTCTAATGATCCTTTGTTGTATGTTACAACACCTGCTTTAATATGTAATGGACAATTTTCATATGCATATCGAATACGTTGCATAATCTCTTGTGCACCTGCATACTTGTGTGCGGCAATTAATATTGTACTGTCAGGTACAAACATAGCATACCAAAGTAAATAACCAGCTGCACTTGTTGATTTACCAGTTTGTCGTGGCATTAGTGAAATTGAAAAACGATACTTATGATATGTTTCGATTAATCGTTCTTGATAGTCCCACGGATGATACTGCATTGCTCCCTTAGTTGGATGCTGAATCATAAAGAAGTTATCCATAAAGTAAAGATAACCAGTTGCAGGATCACTACATTTGATAAAATCTTCTAGTTGTTTATCATCCGCAAATACTGTTTTTGCGTAAGGGGTTTTAATTAAGGTAGGAATACTCATGCCAGTATTTAGTAACTATTATGTTACTTCTTCCCAATTTACTGCACCGTATACGTTAACGTTGTTACCATTAGTTGTCAAACATATTGTTAGCTCCATGGGAGTACTAGTAAATGTGTTTCTTTCTAATTGATATGCGAAAGGATCAGCAACGTCAGCAACACCTGCAAATTGATTACTACCAATAATTTGTTTCCATTCGGCTATTCTACCACCAGTAATACTAGTTGCAGTTAAATTATATTCTACTGAACTACTTGTACCTGCGTCTACCCAAGTGCCACCTGCTGTTGTTCCACCTATTATAATCATAAATCTAAAATTATTATTACCGGTTAGCCCAACACTATAATTTTTAGGTAATACAATAGCACCCATTCTAGTAGATTTTAATCTCATACTAAAGATTGGGTATACAGTATTTGGATTTGACAGTACATAAGGGGCATTTAATCCATGACCAATACTCAACGGTCTGCCTGTTAATGCGTATCCACCTTCAGAAATAACTGTGCTACAAATTTGTTTATATGTGCTACTGCTTGTAGTTATTCCGGTGTTTTCTATTTCCATTCGCACTGGTAAACATGCGGTAGTCATATATGTTGATGAAATAATATTTGCATGTTGGAACACATGTGCCAATATAAATTGACCGTTGATTACAAATCCACATCTAACACTACCTACTCCTAACCACTCTATATCAAAAAATAAAATTTGTGCTTTAGTCATATCAAGCACGACACCTGATTCACCTGTTCCGTCTAATGGATCTACATTCCAATCAGCTTGATTTGCAGTTTCATATACTATTGATCCGGTAACATACGAACGAATTCTAAATTTTAACGCAGTTCCATCTTGCTCTAAAAATACCCCATTGTTGGTATCAAAATATCCTATTCGTTGGCGAAGATTTGTCTTTGCGGGCGACATAACAAATGTAGTTAATATTTGTAAACTTTTTCCAGGCTGATATGCAAATACACGATTACTTTCTCTATACACTGCATCACCGCTTGCAGTGCCAACCGTGCAATTAATTAATCCTGCGTTATCATCGAACGTTGCGGTAGCATCTCCATTGGTGTAAGTGCTAATTTTACCGTTATCATTATAACGATGAAAACTATCAAATAAAGTTAATGGATTGCTTACACGTAATCTACCGAATGCATCGTTCGATGCAGGGCTTGCACCACTTGTTGTACGAATAACAGGCTGGCCCTGTGTATTATATTCCATCGCCTTAGCGAGATTTAATAAATTCGTTTCCTGTGGATGAATGTAATTTGTAGAATTTAATCTTTTGTCTAGAACACCGTCATGGTGAGCCGGGGTGTATAGTTGACCTGTATCTTCTCCTGCCATTTTTTATCCTTTATGGCCCTGGTGGTGTGTCTACCCATGGTCGGCCTTCAATAAGTCCGTCTGGATTGGGATTATCAACTACTGTATTTCCGCTATAATATGTAGGTAATTCAGAAATGTCATAGTATGGTCTAGTATTACCCAATTCTAATCTTTCTAAATTTGATAAATCTAATTTGGCGACTTGCCTATCTTCAAGTGTCGTAAGCCTAGCTATCTTATTTGCTGTTCTCAAAACAGACCCTTCTGTTATAGAATAAAATGCTAACGTTTTTGTTACATCTAATTCTGTGCTGTTAAACACAAGGCTGAACCAGTTAACATTGCAACTTGTTGCAGTTTCTATTGTTGTTTTGAACGTACCTACCGTAGTTAAATCCGCAACAGTATATGGATCAAATTGTGCTGCGTTGAGTAAACTTTGTACAGTTATATTGATTGTCGCCATTATTATTCCTTAAACTGTAGTCCAGGATATAACGGAAATGTGGCTGTTTTTAAATCTGCTGGATGCTTTGGTCCGTTCACTCCGCCGGCGATATCTTTAATAAGATAATCTACAGACGTAACCACTGTATCAGGACTGTTTGCTAAGTTATTTTGGCAGTTAGGGCAATCACAACCATCTCCGCACCCACAGTCATCAGATTCATTTTCAAAATCTAATTGACCATCTTCTTTACCGTCTAGATTATCAATTAAATCTAACAGGTCTCTAATAAATTCAGTAGCTCTCATGATAATATTTATCTACCCAATTGTGCCTAAGTCGGGTTCAGTATCCCAAGGGTCTGTTTGTCCAGGAACAAATTTGGGCTTTTGTAGCTTCTCAGGGTCTAACGGCACTGCGTTCGGATCATCTTTTGATGGATCATATGACTTTGGTTTATTTGGTAGTTTACCAAATGTTTTTATATATCTTTTATAATCATCCCATGTGTCTCCAATTTCTTCTGGATCACCTTGAAGTTCTTCTGGCGTTCTGCCGTAGAAGTTTTGTCTTTGTTGATGTTTTTCCCATGCCTTTTGTATTTGTTGAAATCTAGGATCACTTTCGCTTTCAGTTAATATTTCATGTATTCTCATAATGGTTTCTCTCCTGTCATATATGGGAGACTAAACCATAATTTAAACCACTCAGGTGTTCCGGGCTGTATATTATGTTTCTTCATTAGTTCACCCTTTTCTGTTCCTGTCACACTCATATTAATACCAGACAGTGGACTCATGTTAGGCAACCCTGCAAGTTTTTTTAGTTCTTGCAGGGTCATATCTTTAGTTTCAGGAATGTTTACTTGTTGTAACTTAGAATAACCATTCATTAACTTTGCTTGTTTCCATACATCAAAAGTCATGTATGTATTTAGCGTGTTACTTAACGTCTAATGGTCTACGTTTGTGTGCTAAAATAGCGTAGTATTTTTCTCTAGCTTTAATTGGCTCGCCGTCCTCGTCTGTTCCCACTGTTAAGTCAAATTCTATATTATTGAATTTTTCAATATCAAATCCAGTACGTACTAATAACGCTGCCAGTTGGCTTGAACCTAATATACTATAGTGATTAGGATTAGTTTCATGTTTTCGATCACAGTCAGGGGCAGGCACTTCAATGTAAATGCTTGCATTTTGTTTTAGTAGACGATTATATTCCATTAAACTAAAAATAGGATATGGGCTATGCTCTAATGCATGGCGTAAAAATATAAAATCAACACTTTCATCAATATATCCATCTTTTTGTGGTATAAAGCTAAGATCATATCCTTTAATTGTATGTCCTTTGCTTTGACAAAGTTTAATATCTTCGGGGCTTAGTGTTACCCCAACGACATTTGTGAAACCACGTGTTTTCATTTCATCAAGAAAATATCCAGGACCACAGCCCAAATCTAAAATAACTGCATCCTTTGCTAGTTCCAATGGATCGACATATGCTTCTACTACCTGAGTGGTTAAAGATTTATGAAATCCGCTTTCACCCTCCGCATAGATATGCGAGGCATATAGCCATTCATTATAAAATTTGAGTTTAATTAAGTCGAGGGTATTGTTAATATCAATCATAAAAATCCTAAAAAGTATAAACTTACTTATTCAAGATTTAGTTTGTTACATTATTTTCCGAATCCTTTAAAAGATTGGATAGGACTACTTTTATAAATATCCGGTAATTCTTGACTTCTGAGATCGCCTTTTGTTACATCATGCAACTTAGAACCTATTGCTTTTGCAGCCTGCTTCATCATATCCTGTTCTAGCTTTGTATATGGTTGAGCAGAATTATCTTTACCAATCCAACTTTCAGAATTAATATTTATTGGAATGCCTGTGCCATCTGCACATGCTACTGCCATCATCATTCTATTTAATTCATAAGTTCTATCATAGCCCTCAGGGTCACGAAATACATCAATCCCGACACTTGCATAGCCTTGTCTTTTCGTAATTTTACCTCGTTTTTTAGATTCAAAAATAAATTCTTTAGCTCTCATTATATATCAATCTTAAAAGAAATATTATGAGTAATTGTAGAACTTACAAAAGGAGTTACAATAACTCTTACATTACTAGCAGATACATCCATATCATATGTAGTTACTGCATTACCTGTTATTAAGGTATTAAAAGCAGTAAAAGATACATTAGACCCATCATTGCTCAAAGAAGCTACTAACGTCACTGTTTGGCTATTATTACTATTTGCTTCTCTGCTAGTAACGTCAAATTTACCAGCACTAAATTGGCTTGTAGGGACTGCATAAATTGCTATAGGCGACGTTGTATTTGTAATAAATGTATGGGTATCTATAGTTGTATTGGGACTTGCACCATAATTAATACCACCTACAACAATATCTGCTTTAAGTGAAGGAAATACTGCGACATTAAAATTCATTATATTTGCATCTTCAGTAATATTAATATTACCTATGTTCAATGCGTTAGGACTGAGATACAAATTTCCAACTTGTCTTACTGGATCTCCAATTGTCATAGCATCATCTACAAGTGGCATAATATTAGCCCCTATGTAGAAATTACCTTCATCAGGATTAAAATTAAGATTTGTACTTGAGGAAAATGAATTTGTGATTATGTTCCCATTTACAGAAACCAATTTAAACTGCACTGCACCGTTGGATCCTGAGGGCGTAAGATTACTAGCCTCTGCAAAATTATTGTTAATTTTAATGTATGCAACACGTAGGGGGTCGCCTGAACCGTCGTTGGGAAGAGAACCTACATTAATTACTTCATATGCCATTTGTTAGTCCTGTTTATATAGTATTTATCGCTAAGATAAATATTAAACTATGAAAAAATTACTAACTATTTTACTTTTAGCTTATTCTGTTAATTTATCAGCAGCTAAAGCTCCTCAAGGTGTCACATATGATGCTCAAATACTACGTATCAGTGACGGAGATACTATCGTTATTTCTGCCCCTTTCCTTCCTGCACCCTTAAAACCAGAGTTAGCGGTCAGAATTTATGGAGTTGATACTCCTGAAAAAGGTTTCCGTGCGAAATGCCCGCAGGAGGATGAGCGAGGAAAGCTTGCTACGAAATTTACAACAAATGCAGTTGCCAAATCATCTAAACGTCAGGTGGTTCTATATGACTGGGACAAGTTCGGTGGTCGTGTACTGGGAGATATCGTTTTAGATGGACAAAGCCTACGTGCTATGTTGATTCAGAACGGATTTGCACGTGAATATTACGGAGAAGCAAAACAATCTTGGTGTGATTAACTACTTACCATTCTTTTCGTAAATGTGCTTTTGAATTTGATACCAGTCTTTCCAACTATCAACTAAAACTGCACATTCATAATAGGATGTGTAGTTGTCACTTATTGTTGTAGCAATTTCACTTAATTTTGCATCATCCTTAACCTGTTTAAGAGGTGCGCATTTGCCCATCAACATTTCGGGAGCGTCTGGAAATTTAGCTTTTACGGGCACTACAGTAGAACAACCTGTCAATAACAAAATAGCTATAATACTTAATTTCTTCATTTTTTAGGTTCCTCTGCAGCACTATTGATTGCTTTTATGAATTCTTTTGGAATTTCACATTGTCCCCCCGGAGCAAATTTAGTATCGTATTTTACGATTTCACGGTCAATGTATTTTACTACATCACGACCACGTGTCTTAATATATTCACGTTTGGTGACAGTTTTTTCTACAATCTTAACATTTTCTTTTTGAGATTTGGCTTCAGCTTCGGCAAGCTGCTTTTCAACTTCTGCTACCTTTAATTTCCAACTTTGTTCGTTAAGAATAGCACCTTCCATAAATATCCCAAATGTCAATAAGACAATTGAAATTATCTGTATGACAAGCTTGTATCTGCTAATTAAAGGAATGAAGGCGAATAGAAATCCAGCTATAATTCCTACTATTCCTGCCAATGAAATTGCATGAAAAACCCAATCGGGTGTAAATGATAGTATCCACATGCATTTATTTATACCTATAAACCCGAAAGATATAAGACGCACATAATTATGTTCAGGATCCACATGCTTGGTTGTTTCCAAAGAAAACCCAACCAACCCCATAGAACAGCAGTTATTAAACCAAAATATTTGTTAATTGGCACAAAATCATGGCTTGTCAAATAAACAGTTATCAAAGCCAAAAACGTAGCAGACCATTTTACATAAAAATCTAATGGTTTATTAAAAAGTATTGGTTTACCATTATACATTAAAAATAGTGGAATTGTTTAACCAATTGTAATATTTTAAAAAACCATCCTCTACATTTACTTTTGGTTCGTATCCAAAGTCTCTGACTGCTTTTTCAATACTTAATCTACCACGTTTTGGAAAGCTTAAATCTCTAGGCCCTACAATTAATTCACCCTTGCCTGCAATTTTTATTGCTAACTCTGCTGCTTGTTTTAATGTCCACAACTGATCTGCACTACGGGTGATATTATAAATTTCATTTATTGTATTAGGACTTAAACTCGCTTGTACGATACCTTCTGCTGCATCGTCTACATATGTAAAATCTAGAATCTCGTCAGGTCCGTTTACTTTTAGTGTTTGTCCACGTATAGCTCCTAAAACAAATTTGCTAACCACCCTATCTTCCACATCAAGTTCACCGTATACAGCACTAGGGCGAATAATGACATGTTCAATACTAGTCCTGCGAGTATAATCTTGTACAAGTTTTTCTCCCATAAGTTTAAAGATACCATACTGACCTATAGGATTGCATGTACTATCTTCTGTTACATCATGTTCAAAGTCTCCATAAACCATACTCGAACTGATATACACAAATCGTTTTACATTATTCTTTATTGAGGCTTCTAATAGATTAGTAAGTCCTTCACACATTACTTTTGCACCCATTGCAGGGTCAGCTTCAACTGCTTTTTGTCGAGGATAACTAGCACAGTGAATAACTAAATCAGGTTTAATATTTTTAAAAATTATTTGTAAATTATGAAAATCAACTATGTCGATAATATAATTTTTGTAGTTGTTAATTTTTTTTCTGCGTTGATTGATTAAGGAATCAATTTGCTGCTGAGGTATAAAACCATAATTAGTATGATTATCAACAATAACAATTTCGTGATCATGTTCTAGTTTACTTACAATGTTATGTCCTATTAGACCCATCCCACCTGTGACTAATATTTTCATTCGTATTTTAGATTATAATAGATAAGTTGTTGTTCGGTCATTTTGGTTGTAATAGTATATTGCCAACCATATTCATAAAAATTTCTATTCCATGTAGGTTCTATGGTATTATTCATTACCCATTGACCCTTTTCAGTTCGTTCAAATTCTACTAAACTTTGTGCAGCCCATAAATCAGGATCTTCAACATCACTCATATTAAATTTATGAACAACTACAGTTTTCATACTGCCATTGGGGCTTTCAATGGTCCGTGACATTGATAATCTTCAAGATGAATATCTTCCATGGTAAATTTATCAATATCTTTAATATCAAAATTTAAGAACAATCTAGGTAGTGGAAATTCTTCTCTACTTAATTGTTCTTTGACTTGTTCTACATGGTCTTTGTAAATGTGTGTGTCTCCCATGCTGATAACAAGTTCACCTACTTTATTCCCAGTAACCTGTGCAATCATATGTGTTAGCAATGCATAACTTGCTATATTAAAAGGTAATCCTAAAAATACATCAACACTACGTTGATACATGTGGCATGACAATTCTTTATTTTTGTTTACATAAAATTGACACATAATATGGCAAGGTGGCAATGCCATATCTTCTAATTCAGCAGGATTCCATGCAGTTAAAATATGACGCCTGCTGTGTGGATCGTTTTTAATTTGTGTGATCAATGTTTGTAATTGATCAATAGAAACTCTAACAGGAGGTTTGTCTGTTTTTACCCAATCACGCCATTGTACTCCGTATATCCTACCTAAGTCACCTTCAAACTTTGCTTTGTGTTTCCAATAAGGAGCTAATGCATTTGGTGTCCATATAGTAGTAACACCTTCACGTGTGCCATGTGTTAATTCTGCAAGCCTACGTTCATCACTTGATCCTTCTATGAACCAAAGAAGTTCTGCTACGCAACTTTTCCAAGCCAGCTTTTTAGTTGTGATGGCTGGAAAGCCCCTACGCAAATCAAAGCGAATATTACGTCCAAACACACTATAAGTGCCAACGCCAGTTCTATCATCTATAATTTCTCCGTTGCTAAGAATATCTTCTAAAAGATCATGATATTGTTTCATAGTTTGCTTAAAAGTTTATCAGTAAATGGTTGTACCGTGTCTGCAATATTTTCTACGTTAAGTATAAATTCAAGGTTGTTAATTTCTTCATCCAGCTCGTACAATTTTTTATTTACAATTTCTTCAATTTGATCGGAATCCAATCCTTGCTTCATCAAAGTTGATATGTTAATTGTATGCTGACGTTTACCTTTTAATTTTATAACTATTTTTTTTAAAAATTCTATTGGAATTTTACTTTTCTCAACATCTTCGAGTATATGTTCCCATTTATCAAAAAAGTTAGGCGACATTCTTCTCTTTTTTATTTTTAACAGGTTTAGATTTTACTGCAGGAGTAAGTGATGCTGCTTCATCTTTAAGCCTTTTGGCTTCTGCTAATAAGCCTTTAGCTTCACGTTCCATTTTTTCAGCTTGTTCTAATCGTTGTTGAGCGAGGGTAGAATCATCCAATGCCCCTTGTGTTGCAGCGTTTGTTGTGTTATTTTTGCGCATTCTTCTGGCAACGTCTGCTGGATCTTGTAGTCCAGAACTAGCATCTAGTTCTGCAAGGCGTTTTACTGCTGCCTCTCCCATAGCCATTTCATCAAGAATTTTGTTTAATTCTTCAAGTTTGATTTTTGTATTTGGCTGAGGTGTCATTACAACTTGGGAAGTTTGCATTTTTTTAAGCAAGCCTTCACTATGTAATACTTGAAGAATTACCTTACCATCGACAGTGTAACTTCTGTTAAGCGCATCTGCTAAATTTTCACTATTTTGTCCAATATCACTTTCTACGCAACGCATCAATGAATCATGTAAATGTGCATTTAATATTTCAGTGTAAACTAACAAACACATATGAGGTTCACCTGGAACCTCTCTAAAAATTACTGCGACTTTTCTATCCCCAACTTTCCCAACGTGTCTCATGAAACTCATAATTTTTCTCCTGTAGGCTTATAAGCACAATTATTTAATTGTAAATGTCTACTCAGAGATTTTTTAATTGGGTGCGCTTGCCCAAATTAATTCATAAAGCATGGCATCTTTTTCATCTTCAAAAAAAACTGCCATGTCACTAGATGTAGATAATTTATCATCTGCAGGAGCAAAAGCAAAACGTCCAGTTATTTTATTTTGAATCCATGTTCTAGCTGCCCAACTACAAGTAGTTGGACACTTGATGAAATGGCGCGGAATGAATTTTAATTCTCGCTCCGCGTACCAAATTAAGGGATTTATATTCATACTATAACACGTTTATCTTCTGTAGCACGGTCACTGTAAATTACATGTCCGTTTTTTCGCACAAAATCTACCATGGCCTGAGGAGTAGTTTTAAAACCTTCACGTATCATATCTTCACTTAAGTCAGCCTCACAATCAAAAAGATATATTTCATAATTTCTTTGTGAATTGTTTCTTGCTCTTAACAATAAATGATTTAATGGAATACTTTCTGGTAAAGGCAATTCCATTAACGTATTATAAGTACATTCACGCATGTACTTTGTTACATCAAATAGGCTTTCTAAACCATAACAATCCCATACAGCCAAATATTGATTAGTCTTGTTCATCATCGTTGCCTACTTTACTAATAAAGTAGGAAATTCCATAAATAAAAATACCAATCATACTAAGTGTTACGATTATAGATATAATTTGTTCCATATAAGTCTCCTAATTATTTTTCATCATAAATTGCATATGTACCAAACGGGGGATTAGGATCCTTATCACCATGAATGATCCATGTAGTGTCACAATAGTCAGGATCACCCCAAGTACCGCAAGGGTAACCATCTGTGAACACAATCAATCGTTTTGGCACATTGCCGATTTCTTTGAGATAATCAAAGATTACACCAAAGTCAGTACCACCGCCACCAGCTGGTTCATACTCATCAATAGTGTCTAAATTTTCACTAGTAAAATCTTTTGGGTTATAAGTTTCAGTGTCAAAACAGAATACATGAACCTTATACCCATCAAATGCATCCATCATGCCTGCAATCTCAGCAAGAAATTCTTTAGCCTGACGGTCGCTAATTGATCCACTCATATCAAGTGCTACGACAACATCAATTTCTTCACCAGGAGTCATACCAGGCATAACTGCATCCATATGCCAACCACGGCGACTAGGGCGCATCCAACTATAGTCAGTACGAATTGCACTAGTCAAGTTTGTTTGAATTAATTCACGCCAAGGCATGACAGGGCTAGTAACATCTTTAATAAGACGTTCAACACCTTTAGGTAGTGTGCCTGCCTCAGCACTTTGTGCTGCCTGCAGAATTGCTTGTTTCATTTCTTGACGGGCTTGTTCACGTTCCTCATCGGACATTTTCGGACGCTTAGATTTGCCTTCGCCATCCTCACCCTCTCCGTCGCTGTTACAATCACCATCGCTATCCATATGATCATCAAGCATTTTATCCAGTAGGTCATCAATGCTAATCTTTTGAATATTTTTCATTAGATCATCATAGATAGCCTCAGCATTCATGCCATCATACTTGCTTTCATACAAGCAAGGAACAGTAGTAATGAATTCACCAACTTTGTGACGTTTTAGATCGGCGTTCACTGCATAGTCATCAGCAATGTTCCAAATCTGTGGATCACGTGTGCCTCTACGACCCATATGATCGTACACTACGTGCAATACTTCATGACCAACTAAGAATTCTACTTCCTTAGTTTTAAGCATGTTGATGAAACGGGAATTGTAATAAAATCGTTTGCCGTCAGTCGCAGCAGTGCTGCACCATTCATCGGCATTAATCAATTGCAAACGTGTTGCAAGATTACCAAAGAAACTGTGACGCAATAGCAAACCTACACGTGCAGTAACAAGGCGCTCACGTGCAATAGCATCAATTTTAGGGTCAGTGGGACCTACAAGATTTTCAAAATCTTTACTGCGTTTTTTCTTCTTTTTAGTTGGGGCAATAACATCACTCATAACACGCTCCTATCATTTCAGTTTTATTATTATAGTACACAATAGATTTATTGTCAAATCAAGACCTTTAAAAAAAGGGTGAGAATAGTTCGCTACTCTCACCCAAATGGTATATTTTCATATACCGGGAGCTACTTAAGATCCTGCTTCAACAATGTACTTACCATATTTCTTGTGGAAGTCATCAAAGTTTTTCAATTGACTAGGTTCAATCGGAAGCTTATATGTTTTAAGTGCAATTTTAGCACTTACAACTACAAGTTCAGTTTCAAAATTATTCATTGCATATGCAAAGAAATTATCAGCCATTTCATGAAACTTTTTCATGTCCACTTTTTTATTATCAACGGCATCTTTTAATTCATAGCACATTGAAATTGCAAGTGAATACATTGCCGAAACTTCTTTTACTGCTAGGTCTTTTACCTTACCATTTAGAATATCGCTAGGCTCGGGCATCTTGCCTGCAAGCTTACGGTGTGCTGCAAATTTAACTGCAAGACCTTCACCAATAGCACCACTGACCAAATTAAACTGTGTGTCAGTGTCCATTGTTTCATCTTGCAATAGATCACTTACAAAGCACCAGCTACGTGGAGTAGCGAATGCACGACTACTACCTTTGCTATCAAAATCGTATAGATCCTGTTTTGCAAAACTCAAATAACCAACAACATCCTTATGAATTTTCTTGTCAACAGCCCACAACTGCCATGCATTGAAGTCGGCTCGCATTTCAAGGTGAATAAAACGATTCGCAAGCGGCATCGGCATACGATAAGTAACACCTTTGTCACTATCACGATTACCTGCTGCTACTATAACAACATTGTCAGGCAGTTTGTATTTACCTACTTGACGATTAAGTACCAGCTGATAGCCTGCTGCTTGCACTGCGGGAGGGGCACTATTCATTTCATCTAAGAATAGCACAATGAGTGGATATTTACTTGCAAATTCTTCATCAGGCAAATCGACTGGGGGTGCCCAATCCATTTTGCCTAGTTCTTTGTTGAAATATGGGATACCACGAATGTCAGTAGGTTCCATTTGTGCCATACGCAAATCAATCATAAAGCCGCCAAGTTCTTGTGCGACCTCAGCGACAACCTCAGATTTACCAATACCGGGCGGCCCCCACAAGAAGATAGGTCGTTTTGCCTTAAATGCACTTAGCATTGCCTTACGGGTTTGAATACTAGTAATAGTATGATTATCAGATACTTTTGCCATTTATATTAGCTCCTAAAAATTATTTACATAGAACCTGTATTATAAGACAAACATGATTTACTGTCAAAAACATGTTTGCCCAATTATTGTGTTGCTTCCAACTCTTGAATTTGTTTGTAAAGCGCCCAACGCTGGAGATCAATTGCTAGATTGGTTTCTTCATCAAAACAACCAGACTGCTCATCTAAATGAACAAGTTCATTATACAATACATCAAGTAGATTTTGGTCACCCATAATTTTTACTCCTCAAACATTTTAGCAGATTGTGCTGCCAATTTTTTAATTGCACGACCAGCTGCTTCACGGCTGTTAGTAAATGCATAATCATCACTGAGACTATTAAAACCGTGATACAATTCCCACTTACCGTCAACTAACCATTCAACCTTAACATCATATGCAGTATCGAAAGGTGAACCGTCATGTACGATACGAACCTTACCAAAATCATGTGCTATATACATTTTATTTCTCCTTATGCCCAAACAATTTCTTTTACAGGAAATTCAATCTTACCTTCAAACTCAAGTTGGTCACGCTCAAACTGTGTGAGGAAATCGTCACTAACCAACTGGTAATCAATAATAGTTTCTACTATGTAATCATTTGCCTTTTCAATTTCATTACGCAAAGCCATCACAATTTTAGTTGCCTCTGGTGCATTTTTAATATTACGCACAACATACTCATCACCACCCTTGGCTTTCCAATATGCATCTTCACCTTTGCCGATGGAACCATCTTCTTTCCATGCATAGTTTTCAAAAACTTGGGTAGTGATTAGCAGTTTCATATTAGCTCCTGTTGTTTGACTATACCGTTATTATATAACCTTTTGGATTTATTGTCAACCAAAAAGTGTTATCAATCTAGCAATGTCAT